AAGGGTGATCTTGAGTATGTACATTATTCATGGGGTGGTGGAGATAGTTTAGATCGTGAGAGAGTCAGAGATATTATTCTTGAGCAATCCCAATTCACACTACAAGGAGTTTAATCATGTACGTTTCAGAATCATTTGGAAGACATTTCTGGGTTGATGAAGAGGATCAATTCAGGTCAGCAGGTAGTTTCATTGATGGCACTGCTGATATGGACAATGCAGATTATGTATCAGACTGGGAAGAGTGGGAAGGAGTAGATTTTGATTTACTGTTTGCCATTTACAGAACAGAACTTCACAACAAGTGGAGTCATGCAAATTCACTTTCATTTCAGGGGGCACGATGAAACTATTAGTTACAGAGATTGAGTTTGACTTTGATGAGGAATGGATCTCCAAAGATGAGAGAATCGAAGTAACACAAGATGCTTTAGGTATCTGGGAAGTTGATGATGAGGATGAGTTGGTTGATAAGATAAGTGACCAGACAGGATGGTGTATCAGGTCGATTGATTACACCGAAAATTTAATTCACCCACTTACTTCATACAAATAGGAGTTTAATCAAATGAACAAAAGTAAAATCAAACGACTTGAAAAGGACATTGCTTATTGCATTGATGATCTCAATCTAGGCAATGAAGAGATAGGTGAGATTCTCAGATGTTGTGAGAGACTCGGAGTGGCAGTTGAGCAGTTCTGTGAAGAGTTTGTTTTCATCTGCATAGATGATGAGGGTAATGAGGATGTAGAGGCATTGGGAAGGGTACATGATGATTCATATCTTAATATTGCAGAGTTCAATTCACTTTACTGGGAGGGAAACCAATGACACTTAAGACCTATCGCATCTTTGCTAAACGTGAGGAGTATTATTGCACTGAGGTTGAAGCAAGGAATGAAGAAGAGGCATGGGAACAGTACAATGAATGTGACTGTATTGACTGGGAACCACTCTTAGAGGGTGGAGACTTTGAATCATACGATATTGAGGAGGCAGAGTGATGACTAAACCAAAGCATGTAGTTTGCCTAACCGAAGAACAAATCTCTACAGTATTATATGTTTTAGAGGGGTATATTAACCCTTCTGATGATTATGCTTATGATCCTGATTTTAGAGAGGATATTGATAACATATTCAAAGAACTGGAAACAGTCTCCGATAACATTAACAAACCCGAAGTTTTCATTCCTAATTTCCATGACTAAAGTTCCATTTGATTTTGACTACAACGTAACATTCAATGTATTGGATGTAGTATCTGAATTCTATCCAGCACTGAGTGAGGATGAGAGACAGACCATTGCCTATGAGGTGGTAAAGAATTATGATTACTCAATTACCTTTGAGGATCTACTCACACCCATTAGAGAGGCAGCAGCAGACAATGGCATATTCCTTGAGGGTAAGGATGGAGTAGTAGAGTCAGAGGATAACATTTATGTATTAAACACCCCCAAATCTGCATTGTTTAAATGATCACTACAACAGTATCTTTCGCACCCATTACTAAACGTGCCCGATGTGGTAGAGGAGGGAAACATATTATGTGTCCCAACTGCTCATCAATTTCAAAGGTCTATCATTTTTCTTGGTCTGCAATCGTCTGCCAGCAATGTGATACTGCCATAGACAAACTACATTGGAGTATTGAACAATGATCTTACAGTTCCTATCAATCATTTTAATATCTTGTATCTTACTTACATTCTATCTTAAATTCTATGATCCGAGATGAGGAAAGCGATTTTTTTTAAACCCCTTGTGACCTTTATACTGGGCATGAGTCTGGTCATTGCATATAACTGTTATGCAAATCGAACCGCAGATGATCTATGGTACTTAGAAAGTGCCTATAACATACATTGACATAAGCAGTCAAATGTATTATAATTACTTACAATAACTCTTAGATTTCTAATGTCCGAAACAACATTATACAGAATCGAAGAACTGGCAACAAGTGATTGGACAGTTCTACCCGATAATTGCACTCAACTCACAAAGGAACAAGCAAAGGCACGATTAGATGAATTAATCCTTGAAGGATATAATCCAAATCGCCTGAGAGTTCGAGTAGATGTATGAACCCGAAGTTGATGATTATGTCATTTGGGAACGTGAGTGCTGGAACGGAGAACATGTAGATGAAGGATGGGTGTATTTCAAGGGAGATCCAGTAGATAATACACAAAGAGAAAAAGAGGGATGGAATACGACTGAGAGGTATATTACCATAGAGACTGGTATTCGATTGAAACCAAAATGCTCTGTGGGAAAGAATGATGCTCATAAGTATATCCATACTTTACTGCTTTGTTATGAATCACAATGGAAAGATTTGAAATTCATAAAAAAACGTAAGCATAAGGAAGTACAGCATTATTCAGAGTATGATGATGTATCAGGGAATGAAGCATGAAAAGTGAGTGGGCAATATACAGAGAACTATTCACACCTAAAGAGTGTGATAGTATTATAGAACGTGCCTATCAAAATGAGTTTGAGGATAGTACAGTTGGTAATGCGATCTATGGTAATCAAAAGATAGATCCTGATTATCGGAAGAGTAGAATACAATGGATGGGAAGAGATCAATATGAGGATGTATTTGATAAGTTATGGAAACATACAATAGATGTCAATCAGGAATTTTTTGGTGTTCATATTGATTTTCTTCCTTCCTTACAATTTACTGAATATGATGAATCGTATGAGGGTGAGTTTAAACATCACAATGATATGATATGGATGACAGATAATGACAGACATCGCAAATTAAGTTGTATCATACATTTAACAGATCCTAGTGAGTTTGAAGGATGCCAATTAAATGTAGAATCCGAAAGTGGTGATTTTCCTTTTGAGGTGACAACTCGTGGTACAGTTGTATGGTTCCCTGCAATGAGAACACACTGGGTGACACCTATTACCAAAGGTCGAAGGAATAGTGTTGTATGTTGGTTTGAAGGTCCAAAATGGAGATAGTCGAAAGATCATGGGGTCACTATAAAGTATTATACACAGGTGATGGATTTAAGGTGAAAGAATTAGTGATTAATCCTCATAGTTCCTTATCAATGCAAAAGCACCAATATAGAAGTGAAACATGGAGTATAGTTTCAGGTGATGCAGAGGTACTATTGGGTACTGACAACAAATTAAAATTAACAAAAGAAGAAAGTATTTTTATTCCCATTAACACTTGGCACAAAGGAATGAACAATACAGATAAACCAGCACATATAATTGAAATATGGCGAGGGACAAATCTAACAGAAGATGATATTGAAAGAAAGAGGTTAATAATGTGATTACTTACTTACCAAGTAGATGGAATAAAGGAATTGATCTTATACACATTGATCTAAGAACCCAAGAACAAAAATGGGATTCAATCAATAGACAGATCAAATTTAACTTACATGCTAATTATTGTATTGATACATTATGGTATCTTCAACAGTAATACCATTTGTACCCATAAGCATGACACCACTTAGGTGAATGAATGTTCTTATGTATGTTTGAAACAGCAGTTCTATCACCTTCTCCCTTAACATAATAGGAGGCACTACTTAAACTATCAAAGTATAATACCTTAGTACCTAATCCCTTTTCTACTGCCTTCACTTTTTTCTTTCTTTCTTCAGCACTCTTTTTACCTAAAGCACTATAATATTCAAATCCTCTATTCTTATCAGTAACTTTAATATGGTTACGTGATACTTTCCTAGTACCGTCAAAGCGAAATAACCACCATCTCTTACAATGTACTTTTGCAGTGCGTGGTGAATCTAATGATGTTTTAACATTAGCATTGGTATATCTATTACCCTCTATCTCTTCAGCACAATCCGCCTGACATTCCCATTCCTTATATTCGCCACTATCAATGTGATAACCATATATTCTACATCTTATTCTAACCTGTTTATCTTTCCATTCTTTTAATTGTTCTCCTTTCCATGTCCATCTATAACCATGTGATTGAAATACCTTATTATTACAACATGCTCTAATACCATTTCTTTCACTCCTTTTAGGATTACGACCTAATGTTTCTAATGCAGCAACACCCATAGTATCATAATCACATATGTAATTACCCTCTAATGTATAACAACTAACAGCACGACTCTTAGGATGATTACTCCATTGCTTTGGATCTTTCTTTACACCCTCACCACCGAATGTAGCATTATATCCTTTATAGTAAGTATCGTATTCAGTTATGTAATGTGATTCTCTTTCATCTACTATATCATCCTTACATTCTTCTAATACTCTAAACTTAAAGTTCTCTACTCCATACTTACGCAATGCACGTATAATAGGCATATTACGAACACGAGAGTATGATACTGTATTCTCTTTATGCTTAGAGTGGTAAATATGCTCTTTCCATCTATCATAAGGATTATCTTTACTTGTCTTTCCGATGTAATGTTTTGAATTGATTTTGTTTGTAATTGAGTAGATGTATGCCATAAAGTAGGGGAAAGGGGATAGAATTAAATATAAGTGTGTATTATGTATAAAGTTTAGCGTAAAGATTGTTACGTTTCTTAAAAGGGTAGTATCCTTGAGTATCTTTTTAAACTCTTCTGATACTTGTGAGTTTAGCGAGCGTAGCATGAACCGAGCGAATTGTCAAGTATCAGGATCGCTCAGAAATCTCAGGGGTTGCGGTTTTCGTATTTTCGTGGTATAATATTCTTATATTCGTGGGTGATCTCGACTAGATTTGTGCGTTGTTAGTTTCGTACATAATCTCGACTAGATTACACCTGCAATATACACATATCATATATCATATATTATCTCGACTAGATACACCTGCAAGTATCATACATCATATCGCATACATATAATCTCGACGAGATATGCGAGCATACGTATACACATGCAACTAGATTTCTCTGCAAATATATACATTTCGTAACATACATCATTATACATACATATATACTACTGTACATCATGTCATGTGACACTATGCGTAGCGTCACACGTTGCATATTACGCACATTCGTGTTATAATCAACCTAGTTAATACTTCTCAATTATGTATGATTACGATGCCGAATTCGTATGGGAATATGATTACTCATGTCATGATTACCTTGAAGAAAGTAATACATTCGATGAAGATTACGCAAGAGATGATAACAACAATTATCAAGAACTTGCATACCGTCATTTTGCATAACCCATTATAATTCGTTTTTAAAAGTATAAACAATTCGTGTGCCAGTTGCGTGAGTGGATCGCAGCTGGAATTTTTGGTGTCTGGGTGCCAGTTGATAAAGTGTCACATATTTTTCCCATTCGTGCCTAAAATCGATTATATTACAAATGTCCCACGGATTTCACCCCTTATGAGATTACAATCTTCTGGAAATGGTTCAATGATTGTTGACTTCTACCCGACTAAATCTTGGATTGATAGTCACATTTTTGAAGATAAGTTTCTTAAGGTTCTAACATTTAGTGGCGAAACTATGGTAAAGAAAGTTGTTAGTCACGCTGAGATGATTGAAGAGATTAGTTCTTACTTTCTCCACAATTACACTGCTATTGCTAACAACACCCTTCCACAATTCATTCGTTCTTAAATGTCACAAACTGTTCGTTCCCTAAGTATCACTGAAGCAGAGGAAACTGTCCTCGTTGAAATGATACAATACTTCAACGATTTGGGTTGGATTAATGACACAAACGTTGATGAATATGACTCCCTATGTGAAAAGATATGCGAACCTGCATTTTGGGAGTATTCGTGACAATCCACAAACTGTCACATAAGAACCCCACGGGGTTCTTTTTTCGTGTATATTAAGAAAGTACCAAACAGGATTTATCATGAACGGTTGGAAAAACTACGAAACCTGGAACGTTTCTCTTTGGATACAAAATGACGAAACCCTTTACAGACTAGCACTTGCCACGGCAGGATTTCAAACTTTCGTTAATGAAATGCGTGAGTGGGGATGTGATGAAACACAAGACGGGGTAAAATGGGTTGATGCCGATTACTCCGAAGTTCAAAGCATGTTCAATGAGATGAAAGCTACCACCGATTTCCACCACTGGAAGTCTGCACTGGTCAGTTTCTAAACTGTCACACTAAACCCCTTAAGGGGGGTTTTTTTATGTATACTTAAAGAGTACCAAAGGATTTTTTACATGAGCACACTTGCAAATGAGTCACTCTATGAAACATGCTTTGACGAATCATTTGACGAGTACATGCGTATCAGTGGTTTATCAAGTGCTGATTTGTACTGTTGGATTAAGGTAAATCCGTTCGTCCTTGATAGAATAGAGGAGATGGCATACAAAAAGTTCCAAGACATGTGCCAGTAATCAAAGTGACCACCAAATCCCCCACAGTGGGGATTTTTTGCTATTATTAAAGAGTCAAAACATTTTTCTATTATGTTCGTTGATCCACGTTACGAAGACGAAGCAATTGCCGCACTCATGGAAGAGGCATTGTCAGAGTCAGAGCAGGAGAAATTTGACGTTGAGGCATACTTAGCAGGAGACCAGGATTATGCTTGATTATTCGTCATCTATGTATGCTGAGATTGAAAAATACGCAGCAGACCTGGAGATTACATGCGATTACTACCTATTAGAATTCGCTGATCTTGAAACCCCTGACCCTGATTCTGACCCTAACTGGTAACTCCCATGAACACAACGATTCGTTATTCATTCCCAAATGATTGTAAATTTCGTTACATGTCATTCGCTACCTATGAACAGGCATTGAATTGTATAAACCTGTTCAGAAAAATCGAAGTCAAAGCGGAATTGAAAATTTGAAACAAAACTTATTGTTTCAGTTTGTTACAAAACCCCTATAAGGGGTTTTTTTATTGGTACAATAAGGGAGTACAAACGAAATTCGTTTTTTATGCCTGTTAAGTCACCTGCTGCCACTCCTACTAAAACACGTAAGACACGCACCCGTAAGACTTCAACTAAAAAATCAGTAGCACCCCGTGTTACTGTTACCACTTTCAAAGGTGGTAAAGTCGTTGCTAAGAAGACCACGCTCAAACGTCCTTCAACTGCACGTCTGATCTCACCTCAAAAATATCTTAAGGATATTTCAACACGGTGGGCAATCCACAATTTTGAAATCCAAGAACTTTTAAAGGATTTTTCAAAGGGTTTTGAATTCGTCAAACCCTACCATGCACAGGCAGTGAAAACAGTCAAAGCATGGACAGTCTAAGAACTGGCACACAAGAACCCCACGGGGTTCTTTTTTTATGTATACTTAAAGAGTACTAAAGGATTTCTACCATGCGTAAGATTGAAAAGCAAATGAATTTCGCTATTTCAAACAAAGGCAACTGGTCCAATTCAAACACTACGGTAGAATATAACGATTCTACCAACTGCTCAACCGTCTTTCTACACGGTAATCGCATCGCAACTTATGACCATGCGTTATGTGCTTTGAAGATTTCGTCCTGTGGGTGGCAGTCAAACACTACAAAATCACGTTTGAACGCTATTCTCCAGGAAGTCAAATACGGTTGCCACGTATTCCAAAAACAGTTTGAGTGGTTCGTTTCGTACCGTGATGACGTTAAAGATTTTTGGGATGGTATGATACTCGTTGATGCTGATCATTTAGAGATCGCATAGACCAGTTAAGAAACTGCCACACTAAACCCCCGAAAGGGGGTTCTTTCGTTTATACTAATAGTATGAAAAACATTCACATTGAGCACCCCGAAGACTGCATCCTCACTGGAAACCTTTCCATTTTGGATGCGTTTTTTATGCCGTTTATTCTTTCGTTAAAGATTGACGGAGCACCCGCTATTGTGTGGGGTCGTAATCCTGCCACGGGAAATTTCTTCGTTGGGACTAAATCAGTGTTTAATAAAAGATTAATTAAGATAAACGAATCACATGACGATATTGATAAGAACCACAGTGGAATCGTTGCCACTATTTTACATTTTTGTTTTCGTTATTTGCCACATACAAATGATATTATTCAGGGTGATTTCATCGGGTTCGGTGATAGTTTCACTCGTGAATTTACCCCTAATACAATAACATATAAGTTCGTTAATTCTCCGTCGGAAAATATCATTATAGCACCTCACACATTGTACCATGCTGAGAGTGATTTAAGGGATGCAATTTCTTCGCCATTGTTAACAACTTTAGAGGGTAATTCGTTCTGTCGTTTTATACAACCTAAAGCGTATATTCGTGAGGGAGTTAATAAGATTAAAGGGGTCGTTAATTTCGCTAAGTCGTTATCACAAACCGTTTCTTTCGTAAGTGATAAAGAAGCAACCGTAATTAAGCGTGAAGTTAACAAGTATATACGTGAAGGGTTAGAGTTATCTCCAGAGCGTATTTTGGACGGAAAATATACAAAACTGTTAGAACTCTATATGTTAACAATGCGTATCAAATTAGAGGTTCTTCGTTTATGTCGTAATGATGCGGATTTCGTTTCGTTAATTGATAACAACCGTATAGACGGGGAAGGTTATATTTTACATTCGCAATATGGCGTTTTTAAGTTAATAGATCGTTCCGTATTTTCGCACTTTAATTTTACACTTAACTGCGTTAATCGTAGTTAACATATAGGGAATAAGTTCGCCCTTTATAATAGACACTTATTAAACCCCAATTACATTGATTAAAATGTCAACTAATTTTGCTTATTTCCTTCTTGAAAATGCTAACAATGGCAATGAAATCCTTTCTGTCCTGGATGATATTGTAGAAGTCGAATTTACCGCACTTTAATTGTTAACAACTGTGTGAAAACTGAATAACATATAAGGGGTCTAATATGACCCCTTTTTTTGTTAACATATAGACCCCTTATATACACCCCCTTATATGTTAACAACTATATGCCTAATATGCATGATATTATTATAAACAATTGAGCATATATTATATAATATTATATGTTAACAATCACCAGGCATATATGCACACATATAATATAAACAATCACCAGGCATATTATATAATATAATATGTTAACAATGGCCATGCATATATGCCCACATATATGTGCACATATAATATGATATTATATAATATTAAATATAAACAATTAAATCACATATTACCAGGCATATGTACACACATATAATATGCAATATGCTCATATATGATATAAACAATTAAATGATAATATGCATATTTTAAATATTAATAATGGCCAGGTAATAATTAAACATTGTTAACATCGCAGTTGTTTAATATGTTTTATATTATTATTAAAAATCAACTACTACCCTAACCTACAAAGTGTTACGGAAGAGAGATATAAATTCCTTTCAATACAAAATTTTTTTTAAAAAATTTTTAGTACTATATACCCACAGAAGAAGAAAATGGAAATCCTCACCATGCAAAAAAAATTCGACCATGAAAATACGACTGTAGAGATCGATCCAATTTCTGGGGAATATTATACAGTTATACCTGAATGGGTTATTCATGATATGAATTGGTACGAGGGATCCGAAATAAATTTTGACATTGAATCCGATGAAGTTATTATCAGAGACGCAGAAGATGAATAGACCCACCTATCACATATACTTGGAGGATAGGTGCTTATTTAAAGATTTGAATGAAACAGAGTTTGATATTATATGGGGAAGACTATATCATTCTTACTGGGACGGACTAACATATACCAGAGTAACCGAACCCGAAATGGTAGATGCATCTTATTGACATCTGCTATATAAACTGATATAATTGACGTGTAATTACAAAACGTTATGGCTAAAGGATTTACGGTAAAAGCAAAAACGCCCGTTAAAGCACAATCCAAAGCACCAGAATGGGACTTTGATAAAGCAAGGGAAATGATAAAGGGTAAAAGCATTGTATTTTGCTTACCTGGAAGAAATGTTTCATATACCTTTTTAAAGAACTTTGTACAACTGTGTTTTGACATAGTACAGAATGGAGGAAAGATACAGATATCTCAAGACTATTCATCTATGGTTAATTTTGCAAGATGCAAATGCTTAGGTGCAAATGTACTTCGTGGTCCTGATCAGAAACCTTGGGATGGTAAGTTACAGTATGACTGGCAACTATGGATTGATAGTGATATTGTTTTCAATACTGAGAACTTCTATAAGTTAATTCTTATGGATCAAGATATTGCATCTGGTTGGTACTGTACAGAAGATGGAGCAACTTCATCTGTTGCACATTGGATGGATGAGGATGACTTCCGTAAGAATGGTGGAGTTATGAATCATGAAACATTAGAAACAATGTCGAAGCGTAAGAAACCATTTACAGTTGATTATGCAGGATTCGGTTGGTTGCTAATCAAGCATGGTGTATGGGAACATGAAGAGATTAAGTATCCTTGGTTTGCTCCTAAGATGCAAGTCTTTGAATCTGGTGAAGTACAGGATATGTGTGGAGAAGATGTTTCATTCTGTTTAGATGCAATTGCTGCAGGATTTGAAATATGGTGTGACCCACGTATTCGGGTAGGACATGAGAAAACACGAATTATATAATATTACATTGAAGGGAGGGAAAGTATTATTCTCTGATCTTACTCAGATGGAATACTTCGAGCGTATGGAGGATCTGGCAATTGAATTCTATCAGACAGGTACTCCACATCCCGACGACATTGTTACTGAAACTTATCTAGAAAATGGCAACTAAATCAAACATAACCGTTGAAAAGGTTATATCCTATATTAAGGACAAATGGCAGGTATTCGGAGTAAGTGCTCTGATTATCTTTATATTACAGATACTCTCTACAAAACTTCTTGTCTCGGTATTGTTAGGTCTTGGTGTAACTGCACTATTACCTTCAGATACTGTAAAGAAGGTTACTAAGAAAGTAAAAGGAGGTGCTGAGTAATGGCAAAGTCAGCAGGAATCAGTGGTGGTGATTTTATTCAATCGCCCCCGAAGAAGTCTCGTCAAGGTCGGGGCAAGCATACAAAATATACAGCAACGTCCCGTAACTCGCCTCGTAAAAAATATAGAGGTCAAGGAAGATAAATAGTTGAAAAACTATTACTATGGCTGCCGTTTATAGACCGTTTCCTGAAAAACTAGGAGGACAATCCGCTACTTCTTTTGTAGGAAACCAAGGAGATTTATTTTACGACCCAACTACTGCCACCCTTAGAGTTTCCGATGGAAGCACTTCGGGTGGTATTGTTGTAGGTGCAAGATATAAAGGAACTGGTGCCTTTACAAACTTAGGATCATCACCTGCAGGTACTTGGACTGGTACTGGCATTACTGTAACGTATGGAGCAGTGTCTGGATATGGTACATATCAATTCACCTTTACAATGGATCATGACTATGGTGATATTGCTAGTTACCTTGTATTAGTACAGTGTCATTATCATTCTGATGGTGCTGGTAAAGGAGATCCATTGGTGTTTAACCTTGAGAAAGTTAATGGTACTACCTTTGTTGGTACAGCATCAAATCCAACTGCTGGCACAGCAGATGATGCTAAGTTTGACGTATTCGTATTTGATGCTTGATATAGTTTGAGAGTAAAGATATAAATAAATTAAGAAAACTATTGACCTATGGCAATACAAAGGGTTTCTAGGGCATTTAAAGACATTAGTTTGTCTTTTGAACCACACCCTGTAACAAAAGACTTACCCATACTCAAGAATGAGAGGGCAATTATTAAATCAGTAAAGAATCTAGTGCAAACTATTCCTACTGAGAGGTTCTTTAACTCATTGTTGGGTTCTGAGGTACGTTCAAGTCTATTTGGATTTGTTGATTTTGGTACTGCAGAGATTATTAAGGATCAAATTGAAACAACTATTGATAACTTTGAACCTAGAGTTGAGAATGTAATATGTGAAGTTGATCCAAACCCAGATGCCAATACATTTGAAGTTACTATAAGATTTGATATCATTGGACAAGAGTTTCCTGCACAAGAGTTTTCATTTTTACTAGAAGCAACACGTTAATATGCCTTTTACTAAGTATACAAACCTAGATTTTGACCAAATAAAGGTATCCATTAAGGATTATCTTAGAGCAAACACTGAATTCAGTGACTTTGACTTTGAGGGGTCTAACTTTTCAGTACTAATTGATACTTTAGCATACAATACCTACATTACGGCATTCAATGCTAACATGACTGTGAATGAATCTTTCTTAGATTCAGCAACACTACGTGAGAATGTAGTATCATTAGCAAGGAACATAGGATATGTGCCTCGTTCAAGGGCAGCAGCACAAGCAACAATCAGTTTTGACGTAGAAATAGGTGATATGCAGACCTCTACACTTGATTTAGAGGCAGGGTTGGTATGTGTAGGTAATGCAAATGAGTCAAATTACGTATTTTCTACACCAGAACGTATAGTAACTACCTTAACTAAGATAAATGATACCACTAGGAGAGCAAGTTTTAAAGATATTGTTGTATATCAAGGTACATTCCTTCAAAAATCATTTGAAGTTAATGGGTCTTTAGATCAAAGGTTTATTTTAGACAACTCATTTATTGATTCTTCCACAATTGTGGTTAGAGTAAGAGAATCTGCCAATGATACATCAGAAGGAAGGGAATATCAGGTAGCAGATAACATTTTAAATGTAGATAAAGATTCAGAAATCTACTTATTGCAAGAAGTTCAGGATGAAAAGTATGAATTACTGTTTGGAGATGGTTATTTTGGTAAAAAATTAGCAAATGGTAATGTAATAGACGTTTCTTACATTATTACTGACGGAAAAGAGGGTAATGGTGCTTCCAAATTCGTATTTTCTGGAAGATTTAGAGATGATAAGAGGTTAATTGAACCTCCGACCAATTCTATAGTCGTACATACGTCTCAGAATGCTGCAAATGGTTCTGATATTGAAAGTATTGACTCAATTAAGTACTTTGCACCTAGAATTTACTCTTCACAGTACCGTGCGGTGACTGCAAGAGACTATGAATCCATTATTCAGTCAATTTATCCCAATACAGAGTCTGTTGCTGTTGTTGGTGGTGAAGAATTGGATCCACCAGAGTTTGGAAACGTATTAATTAGTATAAAACCCAAAAATGGTGACTATATTTCCGATTTTGATCGTCAAAATATTCTTGCAAAACTAAAAAATTACTCTCTTTCAGGAATTAACCAAAAAATCATTGATTTGAAGGTTCTTTTTGTTGAAATTGACTCCGCAGTCTATTATAACACTGCTCAAGTTACTAATATTAATGATTTGAAGACAAGAGTTACAAATACATTGAATACTTTTAGAACTTCTAATATTAATAAGTTTGGAGGTAGATTTAAATATAGTAAATTATGCCAAATTATTGATAATGTTGATACTGCTATAACTTCCAATATTACACGAGTAATTATCAGAAGAAATCTAAAAGCACTAGTAAATAGGGATACACAATATGAATTATGCTTTGGAAATCAATTCCATGTTGATAAAGATGGTTTTAATATAAAAAGTACTGGATTTAGTATATCTGGTAAGATAGGAACTTACTTCTTTACTGATGTTCCAAGAGATGAACATACAGGAGTTATATCTGTTGTTAGAGAAGATCAAAATGAAGGTAAATATATTGTTGAAATTAAGTCTGCAGGTACGGTAGATTATGATAAAGGTGAAATATTGATCAATACTATCAATATTAGTGGTACAACTAAGATTAATAATATTATTGAGGTTCAAGCAATACCTGAATCTAATGATGTTATTGGTTTATCAGACTTATATCTTGATTTTTCCGTTTCTGATAGTGCAATAAATATGGTTAAGGATACGATTACTTCAGGCGAACAGATATCTGGTATCGGATACAAAACAACTTCTAGCTACTTAAACGGAGAACTAAAGAGGATATAAAATGATACAAACGGGGTTTGAACAGAGAGTTAATATACAACAGGTAATTGACAGTCAACTTCCTGAATTTCTATTAGATGAAAGTCCAAAAAGTGCTGAATTCTTAAAACAGTACTATCTTTCACAAGAATTTCAAAGTGGTCCTACAGATCTTGCTGTAAATTTAGACCAATACTTAAAATTAAACAATTATAGTCAAGAAGTAATCCAAGGAGAGACTACACTATATGCTGGTATTGGTACAAATACTGATACTATTAAAGTATATTCTACTAAAGGATTCCCCAATCAATATGGTTTATTTAAGATTGATGATGAAGTAATTACATATACTGGACTTACAACAAATACTTTTACTGGATGTAAGCGTGGATTTAGTGGAATTACAAGTTATAGGACAGATTTAGAGTCTGAAGAATTAGTTTTTAGTTCAACTAGTGAGCAAACTCATGCTTCACAAGCAAAAGTAACTAATTTAAGTGCATTATTTCTAAAAGAATTTTATAGAAAATTAAAATATACATATACACCTGGACTTGAGGATGTAGAATTTATAAAAGATCTTGATGTTAATAATTTTATCAAAGAATCAAGGTCTTTATATGAATCTAAAGGAACAGAAGAGTCATTTAGAATATTATTTAATGTTTTATACGGTGTAGAACCACAAGTTATTGACTTAGAGCAATATCTACCAAAACCATCTACTGCAGAATTTTTAAGAAGAGAAATTGTTGTTGCTGAGAGAGTAGGTAATACTGGAGATCCTACTAAACTAGTCGGACAAACTATCACAAAATCATCTGATAGTGCAACAAAAGCATCAGTTTCTGAAGTTGAACCATTTACTAGATCTGGAATTAGTACTTATTATAAGATGGGTCTCTTTGTTGGATTTAGTGACCGTGCTTTAATTGAAGGTACTTTCAATATTCAAGCAAAAAGTAAGGTAATTGATCCAGTATCAGCAGGTTCTTCGGTTATTACCGTTGATTCAACTATTGGATTTGGTGCTACTGGAACATTAATTTCTGATAGTAACGTTATCACATATAGTGATAAGTCAATTAACCAATTTCTTGGTTGTAAAAATGTAGTTTATCCAATTGGAATATCATCTGACATAAGAACTAATGAAATTTTCTTTGGTTATGAAGATGGTGATACTAGTAAAAAAGTAGAATTTCGTTTAACTGGTGTTCTTTCTGAATTTGAAGCAACTAGTGATATTACAAGTACTACAGAAGGTCAATATCTATATGTAAAGAATGTTGGTGAAAAAATAAAAAATCCTGAACAAAACAAGACTGTTAAGCAAATATTTGCAAATTCTTGGATTTATAATACTAGTTCTAGATTTGATGTAACAAATATCAATCAAAGTACTAGAACATTAACTTTATCAACAGAAATTGATCCATCAAGTTTAAAGGTTGGTGATATTGTAGATATTTTAAAGAAAACTACTCAAAATGTTGCTTTTGCTGGTGCCGTAGTTGATATTATAACTCCTGGTCTTAAACAAATTGAATTAAATAATTTAGTTGGATTTGTAGTTGATCCAAAAGAAACTTATACTATTAGAAGAAGAATAAAAACTGCTACTAGTACTGGAACACCATTATCTTATGGTCAAAATCAATTAACAGTAGATATTCAAAATGTTTATAATGAGAATGATAAAAATTTCTATGTAGGGTCAAACTCTTTACCTGCAGGTAATATAACAAAAAATACAATAAAAGAAACTATATCAACTACAACGTTGAATAGTTTACAAGGATATGATCCTGCAACTCAGCAATATTATATTATTAGTTTTCCAGTCACAAGTGTTGATTTCGTAACTGGTGATAGAATTTATTATAATCCAGAAACTACTCAATTAAAAGGACTAGATGAAGGATATTATTATGTTAAAGTTTTAGATGCACCAAATAATAATCAAATTAAATTATACCAATCAAGATCTTTAATTGAACTTGATGGTACTTTAGATCCTAAAACAGGTTCTCCTATGAATACTGCAATGGGATTTGTTGGAGATGGATCAAATAATCATAATTTTATATTAGCACATCAAAAATCAGACAAAATATTTCCACAAAAGTTATTAAAAAAATTCCCATCTATACAGAATTTACAAAAAGGTGAAGTAACTAAAACCATCCCAGGATCGACTGGAATGCTTGTTAATGGTGTAGAAGTAATAAACTATAAATCTATCGATAAAGTTTATTATGGACCGTTAGAGAAGGTTGTAGTGTATGGTAAGGGTAAGGATTATGATGTAATTAATGCACCACAAGTAACTGTTGCTACTGGTCTTGGAATAACTGCACTTATACAACCAGTAATTGGTGAAGGTGTAGTTCAAGATGTATTGGTAGATCCACATGAATTTGATATACAGAATGTGGATTCAGTTAGTATTTCTGGTGGTAATGGTTCTGGAACAGAATTAAGTCCTGTTATGGGTCTTAGATATCGTGAAGTTGAATTTGATGTTCGTGATTTATCAAAAGGTGGTGGAGTAGATGTAACTCAGGATACTATTACTTTTCTTACTGATCATGGATTTAGTAATGGACAACCACTTGTATATAATTCAAGAGGTAATGAAGCAGTTGGAATTTCATCTGTTTATGGATATACTAATAATAATGCTGATGTTGATATTAAATTACAATCTAATGCAATATATTATGCTCAATGGGTTAATAATAAAACAATTAAATTATTCCACACAACAGGAGATCAGCAGTCTGGAATTAATACTGTAGGTTTAACAACTTCTCATGCACAAGGAATTCATAAGTTTAGGACAGCAAAAGCAACTAATGTTTTAAGATCTGTTAAAGTTTTGAATGGTGGTTCTGGATATACTAATAGAGAATTGAAAGTAAAACCAGCAGGAATATCTACTATTAGTAATACTATTAATTTCAAAGATCATGGATTTAATGATGGAGATAAGATTGTATATAATACAGGTGGGACATCAATTGAGGGATTGACTGTTGAGACAGGTATAACATCAACTTCACAGCATTATCAAGTATTAAAAATAGATGATAATTCCTTTAGACTTGCAGATTCTGGAATTGGTGGAACAATAACATCAAATCATACTAGAAAAAATAACGTAAATTTAGTTTCTATTGGTAGTAGTCATCATAATTTTAAATATCCTAATATTGAGGTATTAATTACCACTCAGGGCGTTGCTACTGGTGTAATTACAGCAACTCCTGTTGTGCGAGGTAAGATTACTGATGCATACTTATATGAAGAAGGAACAGGATATGGATCAACAATAATTAATTTCCATAAGAAACCTATTATTACCATTAAATCTGGTAAAGGTGCTGAATTTAAACCAATTATTGTTGATGGTAAAGTTAGTCAAGTTTTAGTTTCTGTATCTGGTAGTGGTTATACATCTCCTCCAGATTTAACTTTGGTTGGTATTGGATCTGGAATTGGTGCTAAATTTAGACCTGTTGTGCAAAATGGTGAAGTATCACATGTTATTGTGCTCAATGAAGGTAGAAATTATGATGTTAATACATCTATAGCATCAACTGCAATTGGTTTAAATGGTTTTATAGAACCTTATGTTAGAGGATTGTCTTGGAATAACAAATCAAGATTTGGTGATGAAATATTAGTCGAGAATGTTGATGGGTTGGAATATGGTTGGGTAGGATATTCTACTGCATTAGGACAAAAAGAATATGGTGATAATTTGAGAAATCATTCACCAATTGTTGGATGGGCATATGATGGCAATCCAATTTATGGTCCTGTTGGTTATTCTGATCCTGAAGATGATAGTAGTTCTAGAATAATGTTAAGTGGTTATAGTCTTATTCCATCTAATGTTACAGATAGACCATCATTTAGTAATGGTTCGTTTGTTGAAGATTATGAATTTATGAATGCTGGTGATCTCGACAAACATAATGGTAGATATTGTAAAACACCAGAATTTCCTAATGGAACATATGCATATTTTGCAACAGTAGATTTTACAACTTTAGTATCTACATTCCCATATTTTATAGGAGATACTTATAGATCTGTTGGTATTGGACAAACAGTAGATCAAAGTTTCAATTTTAATAATTCTGATTTAGTTAGAAATACATTCCCATATAAAGTTAATGATATTTTTGCTAATAATGATTTTATTGTAGAACCTTATGAAATTACACAACAAAGAGCTGTTGTTGATTCTATAGTTAAAGGATCTATTGAAAATATTATTGTTAATGAATCTGGTGATGGTTATGTTGTTGGTGATACTGCTAGATTTGATAATACTGGAACTAATGGTGGTGGTTTAAGTGCATTTGTTTCTAAATTAAAAGGAAAATCAATTGTTGATATAAACACTGAAGTTGAAGAATATCAGACAACAACTTTAGTTTGGGATAATTCAAATCAAGTTTCAGTACATATAGATCCAGTACATACTCTGTTAGATAAAGATAATGTTGTTATTTCAGGAGTTTCAACATATATTGCAGGATTAACTCAATCTCATGTTATAGGTGTTACTTCAGAAAGGACTTTCTTACTTGCTCCCGTACCTTCAAATTCTACAGTTGGATATGTAACAGACATTTATGTTTCTTCTATTCCTGATAGTGTTTCTGTTGGATCTACACTCAGTATTAAATCAGAAAGGGTTTCAGTTCTTGATACATTTGAGAAAAATAAAGTTATAAGAATTGTCAGAGGGGAATCTGTTGGTGCTGCATATACTGCTTCAACTGAATTAAATACAGTTCCATCATCATTTACTATCTCATTAGAAACACCATCATTTGAATCTAAATTAAACGATGTTAGATATTTCAATCCACTTCATTCTGTAGGTATTGGAACAACTACTGGTGGTACTGTAACTAAGAATTACAGAATTGGTGAAGCAAACATTCCTGTATCAATTGAAAATCAAAGCATTTATATTCCAAATCATCCATTTAAACAGAATCAAAAATTAACATTCAAAAAATATAATAGTTCTACTCAAAATATTGGTATTAGTACAGAACCAGATAGTAGTATTTTATCACTACCAGAATTGGGTGTTACACAAACAGTTTATGTAATTAATAAATCAAAAGACTTTATTGGTTTAACAACTCAGATTGGATTAACTACATCTACAAATGGATTGTATTTCCGTTCATTCACTGCTAATGCTGATAATAGGGATTATAGATATTCACTAACTTCAAATTATATACAAGAAACCGCAAAAGCTGAAAAAATTACTGCTACTGTTGCAGTATCTACATCACATGGAATGCTTAATAATGATGTTATTGATTTATCAGTAAGATCAAATCAATCTGTTGGTGTTGGTGAATCTACTGCAGTAAGAGTAAAATATCATTCAAGTTCTGATAAATTAATTATTAATCCAACAACTTTTGCACACACAGCATTAAATGCATCAGCAAATGAATTAACATTGACTGATCATGGTTTTAACACTGGTGATAAAGTATTTTACAATTCTACAACATCACAACCATTTGTTGGTTTAGGAACTGGTGGATATTATGTTTATAGAGTGGATGATAATAAATTCCAATTATCACACACTAGATATGATACTGAACAAAATCCACCTACAATTATAACTCTCAATACTCCTAGTGCTGGAAGTACACATCAAATTTCTAAGATTAATCCACAGATTAATGTAATTAATAATAATAATTTAGTATTTGACGTTTCAGATACCTCATTATCTGGATATAATTTTAAAATTTATTATGACAAAGAATTTAATAATGAATTAGTTTCTGTTGGTGGTACTGTTACTGATTTTGTAATATCAGATTTTGGTGGTGCTGTTGGTTGTGGTACTACATCAACATTAACTTTAAATTATACTAGTCAATTACCAACAAAATTATATTATAATTTAGAAAGAACTGGTTATATAAGCACTTCTGACACAAATGTTAAAAATAGTTCAGAAATAATATTTGGTAATAGTGTTTATGACAATACTTTTGCTATATCTGGTGTTGCTGCTACTAGTTTTAAATTCTCATTAAACTCTTTACCAGAGACATTACAATATACACAATCAAATACAGATATATTAGAATATTCTACCAATTCTACTACTGCTAATGGTGGTGTAGATGCGATGAGAATTACATCAGGAGGACTTAATTATAAGAAATTACCATCATTTACATCTATTAAATCTACTAATGGACAAAATGCTGATATTATTCCAGCATCTACAAGTATTGGTAGAATTAAACAGGTTACTGTAGAAAATGCTGGATTTGAATATTCTGCTGATAAGACATTAAGACCAGAAGCATATGTTTCTCCAGATATTGTAGTAATTAATAGAAATACTATTACTAATGTTGAAGTTATAACTGGTGGTACTGGTTATACTAATACACCCGATTTGGTAGTTGTTAATCCAGATACTGGATTGAAATATGATAGTGGTATATTGAAGGCAGAGATACAAGGATCTTCTATCGATAATGTTGAAATTGTAGAAGCACCAAAAGCACTATCTGACGTTACAAACATAATATACTCTCTTAATAATACTAATGGAAGTGGAATTGAAACATGTATGTCATCCACATCTGGTATATTAACATGTTTTATAACAACACCAATTACTGGTTTTACAACACCACCTTTTGCTGTAGGAGATAAAGTTTTTGTTGAAGGTATTGTTAATATTGGTGGTAATACAACAGGAACTGGATTTAATTCTGAAGACTATGGATTTAAATTCTTTAATGTTAGTGATTATGATGCTAGTGTTAATCCAGTTAAGGTAGAAGTTGATCTATCTCAGTATGTAACAAATGCAGGATTAGCAGTAACTAATCAAAATGGATATGCATCTATAACCAATCAAAGTAATTATCCTACATTTAAAGTAACACAACAACCATTAGATTTTATTGAAGGTGAAACACTTCTTACTGCCGTAGGTACAGCACAGGCAATAACAAGTTATATTGAAAGAGATATAATTATCACTCATACATTATCTGATGGAATTAAAGTATTTGGTACTTATGAATTGCAAAGGGATCAAATAATAATTGGTAAGAGATCAGGAACAGTAGCAACTATTAAATCTACTAACGATAATGAAGCATATTATAAAGTAAATTATTCTCTTAGACAAGATCGTGGTTGGAGTGATGATATTGGAAAATTAAATGTAGATTATCAAGTTCTTCCTGATAATGACTATTATCAAAATCTATCATATACCATTAAGAGTCCTATAGAATGGGAAAATTTAGTTAATCCTGTTAATAGACTTTTACATTCATCTGGACTGAAGAATTTTGCAGACACAGGAATTACTACTACAACTAGTGTTACTGCAGGAACAAGTTTAGATTCTGATAGTATTACTATAATTGATATTATTGGTGAAAAGAGAGTTGATACTATTTCTGATTTTGATTTTGCTATTGATATTGATGCATTGGGTAATAAATCAAGATATATTAAACTAAAAACTAAGAGATTATCTGATTATATCGATTGTAATACTAACCGTGTATTATCAATAGATGATATCAGTGGTAGTTTCTCTAGATCTGATAAAGTTAGTGATTTATTCAGTGATCTTTTAACATATAGTGTATCTGAAGGTTATAATAGATTTTTAGTTCAAGTAGTAAATCCAAATAATAAAGAAAGACAAGCAACTGACGTTATAACACTTACCAATAGTTATGGTGGTCAATATGGTCAAGTTTATACAATAGAGAAAGGATCTATTGGTATAGGAACTGCTGGAACAAGAGTCGGTGATATTGGAGGTAATATTGATTCAGAAGGAATTTTAACTCTAAGATTTGATCCTGTTGATCCATATACACATGATTATGATATTAAAGTTATAAGAACTAGTTTTAATTCATCTCTTGCTGGAATTGGTACTACAAGTTTTGGTTTTATTGATATTGATTCAAGAAACCAGATTGTTGCATCAAATACTACTGTTGGTATTATTACTGCAAATATTGATGAAAATGAAGGTTTTTATGCTAATGTTGAGATAATTAATGCAACAACAGATGATACAACATATGTTGAGATGTTTGTTGATCAAGATGGAACAAATTCTTATATATCAGATTTCTGGGTAGATAACAGAGGATCTAATAGTAAGTTCATTGGTACATTTACATCAAATATATCTTCTGGTGTATTGTCAATTGATTATGAAAATGATGAAGCGAATTCAGTTTTAGTTAGATCTAGGATAGTTGGATTTGGTACTGTTTCTGTTGGTATAGGAACTTACAGGTTCTTAGCAACAGGTCAATCACCAGAAACTGAAAAAACAGCAAGATATGAAGCAAAGTATGCACTTACTGCTGCATCACCATCTGTTACTAATGTATTCAGTTTAGATAAGACTGATGCAACTACTATAAAAACAATTGCTAAGGTTGGTTATGGTTTAACATCTGCTTTACATCAAATATTATCAATAGGTGATGAAACAGATATTTACACAACACAATATCCATTCTTGTCTATTGGTAGTACTAGTGGAATTGGTACTTTTGGATCTGAGTATAGTGGTAGTAATGCAATACTTAAATTCTATCCAGATGCTGGTGTATCTCAAGAAATCACTATACAAACTTATAGTGAAATAATTCAAACAGATAGAGATTTATTAAATTCACCAAATGATCTTAGTTATGGACCTATAAATGAAAGGTATCTTCTTGGAACATATGATGGTCAAAATAGAAATAGACTTAATAAAGATGAGTTTGAAATTAAGCATCAAGGTGTTCCAATATATTCAAAAACATTTAATCCAGCAACTACTGTTAATTTAAGTACGGGTGTATTTACAATTGAAGATCATTTCCTCAATACTGGCGAAAAATTAGAATATAGATCAACATCTACGTTTAGTAATATTACTGCTTCAGACATGGTTATGTCTAATAGTAGTGTATTACCTGCAAGTTTGTATGCAATCAAAGTTAGTGAAAATACATTTAAGGTAGCAACAACTAAAGCAAATGCAGTTGCAGGTACTAATGTTACATTCAATAGTGCTGGTGCTGGAAATGCACATAAGATTGGAATGATTAAGAAGGCAGAAAAAACTGTTCTTTCTCTTGATGGAGTTGTTCAAAGTCCATTAACATATACACCAATTAATCATACACTTGCTAATAATGGTGGATCTATAGGTGTTGGAGATACATATTTTGCATTATCTGGAATATCTTCTATTGTATCAAATGATGTTCTCAAAATTGGTAATGAGTATATTAAAGTTGCTAATGTTGGATTAGGAACACTTGCAGTTGGTCCTATAACAGCAGATGGTACATTTAATTTAATTGAAGCAGAACGTGGTTTTGTTGGAACAACTGCTGCTGCACATAATGATGGTGTGGAAGCAAGAGTTTATCTTGGATCATTTAATTTAATTGATAGTACAATCTACTTCACACAACCACCAATTGGAAATAATGCTAAACCTATAGATCCTGATACTAATCTCAAGACACCAAGATCTACATTTGGTGGAAGAGTATTCATGAGACAAGATTATGATACAAACCAAATATATGATAATGTTTCTAAATCATTTACTGGTATAGGTGCAACATATACATTATCTGTAAATGGTATAAACACTACAGGAATTGAAACTGGTAGTGGTATTGTATTCATTAATAATATTTTCCAGACACCATCTACAGTTAATAATACTGGAAATAACTATAGTTTCAGTGAAGATGCAAATGTTGGAGTATCAAGTATTAAATTTACTGGTATAACAGATGATAATGGAAATATATTATTATCTGATGAAGATGTTAATAAAAATCAATTACCAAGAGGTGGTGTTATTGTATCTCTAGGATCTACCTTGGGTGTTGGTTATGCTCCTCCTGTTGGTGCTGCTGTAACTGCTGTACTTAATGGTAGTGGTGCTCTTACTGCAGTTGGTATAGGAACTACTGATAATAATGGTTCTGGATATCGTGGAAATCTTACAGTAACTGTTTCAGATCCAAGTCATTCTGGAACTAATGCAACAGTTACAGCAACTGTTGGTGCTGGTGGAACCATTCTATTTGGTGTTTCTGCTGGTGGTAGTGGGTATGTTAATCCAAAAATTGTAGTTTCACCACCACCATCATATGATAATCTACCTATTGTTGGTGTATCAAGGCGTGGTCTTGGAGCAACTACAGAAACTGGTAAAGGTTTATTAGTAACTTTGGATGTTGGTCCTGCAAGTCCCACACCTCAAGATAATAAATTTGGTGATGCAGCAGATCTTGTTGATAAGAATAGACTATTAATTTCTGAAACTGCTGCTAGAAGAATGAAGGATAGATTCCCTTCATATAATTACCCATCAGGATATGTTGAACAAGATTGTATTGATGATGTTATTGATGTTCTTGAAGCAGTATCATATAACATGCGTTATGGTGGAAATGATAAGACATATGATGCATCACGTTTTTATATTGACGGTTTCTATTCAAACCCTGCTCCAGTTACTGGTGAAGAAGAGCAAGTTGTATATGCAATGATGGAAGCAAGAGATATGGCATCTCTAGCATTGGCGAACAAACCACTTGGAAGATTTGTAGGAGCACAATATGCACACACTTATAGTGGCGGTACAGCAACAAATGCTGTTGTTTCTGGTGGTGATTATGATCATACATTTGTTAGTGCTGTTGCAAATGGTATTAATGGTTCATTAACACCAAATGGTGCTACTTATATTGCTGGAACTGGAGTATTAACATTAACATTTGCTAGTGCTCATGGAGTTGCTAATGGTGGAAATGTAACTATTGCTGATTATTCATTAGTATTCACTTGTGATAGAGATAATAATCAAACAAATCACGCATATCCAAGACCTAGTGATCCTGCATCTGGTTCTACACTTAGTGCTACTCTTATTAGTGCAACATCATTCTCAGTAAATGTTGGTACTTCTCCATTAGTATTCAAAAATGTTGTTACAGGTTCTAATCCTGAAAAAACATCATACGACCCATTAACTGGTGATATGGTACTTAATATTGGTTCTGGTCATGGATTCCTTGAACCAACAACACTTGCTACACCTACAGCAGCAGTTTATAATGCAACATCAGGTGTCCTAAAACTCACAATTGCATCTCATGGTCTTGCAGTTGGTGATTACATTAAGATTGCTGATGATTCATTAACATTCACATGTGCTAGGGATAATCATTCTACTGAGCATAAGTATCCACGATTTGGTGATCCTGCAAGTGGTGAATGGCTTAATGTTACACAAAGATCAACAAATATAATATGGGTTAATATTGGTAAATCTCCTGATGTTTCTGCACATACATTTGTTTCGGCAAGACAAGGTGTTAGTAAAGCAAATGCTAACATTGGTATTGGAACTCAGTTATTAGGATTTAAATGTACTAGAGATGCTACTTCTGCTAATCCAGAAGGTGTATCACAAGTTCTATATCCACGTTCCACAGACAGATTCTGCTGGAATAAGAATCAAATTTCTATTGCATCAACAACTACTTCCACAGTTACAGTAAATGTGGGTGTATCCTCTGCAACACATAGTTCTAGAGTACAAGTATTTGATAAAACTATTACTGGTGATGTTTCTGGTATAACAGGTCAATATAGTCCTGCTGATTGTGCTAATGTTGTTTCATCAGTTCATACTTTAGTTGGAATTGTCACAGAAGCAATTGATGCTAATACATTGCCAGCAACAAGAACTATTAGTTCGTTCAATACATTTGAAGTTGTTGATTATAAGATTGCAAGACAAGGTTATGGATTTAAACCTGGTGATGTATTTAAACCAGTTGGTCTTGTTACACATGCAAGTTTAAGTTCTCCACAGAAAGAATTTGAATTGACAGTAGTTGATACATTTACTGATGGTTTTGCTGCTTGGCAATTTGGTGAATTAGATTATATTGATTCTATTAAGGACTTACAGGATGGTAAGAGAACTCGTTTCCCACTTATATACAATGGAGATTTATTAAGTTTTGAATCTAATGATGATATTGATTTAAATGCAGTATTATTGATCTTTGTTGATGGTGTAATACAAGATCCTGGTGTTCATTACATTTTTGAGGGTGGTACATCGTTCATTTTAACTGCACCACCATCTGCAGAAAATAATGTATCAGTATTCTTCTATAGAGGAACTCGTGGAATAGATAGTAAATTTACAAATGTGGATGAAACTATAAAAGTTGGTGATATTGTAGAAATTAAACAAACAAAAGATCTTAGGGGTCAAGATCCAAGAACAGTTTCTGGTATTTCTAGTTCTGATACTATGAAGACTAACATATACACAGGAGAAAATATATTTGATGCAAATGATCCTCAATATTCTTCACCAAATCCAGTTCCTTGGAGACTTATGGATTGGAATAAGCAGAAACGTGATAAGACTATTGAAGGTGAGATTATTTCCAAAGCAAGAGATTCTATTGAAGGTATGGTTTATCCTACTGCTAGAATTATCGGTGATTTCCCAATACAATCTAATGGAATTTCTACAATATTTGTAGATGACGCACAATTCTTTAATTATGAAGAAAATGAATCAAGTATCAATATTATTAATGTTGGTGCTAAGATTTTTGAAAATCAAGTATCTATTGCAGCATCATTATCAGCAACAGTTGGTACTGGTGGAACAATAAGTGCTTTAACTGTTATTAGTGGTGGTTCTGGTTATGTTGGAAGTATGGTTACTGTATCCATAGCAAGACCATATGGTAATACTTATACTGGTACTGCAACAACTGCAACTGCTCTTGTTCCAGTTGTAAATGGATCATTATCTGGTATTGCAAGTATTGGAATGTTGGGTGGTTCTGGATATAATTCAACAAATCCACCATTAGTTATAGCACCAATGCCATCGTTTGATGTTGGTGAATCTATTGCTGGAATTGCAACAGTTAAAGGATTCTCTGGAATTCTTACTGGTATTGGTACAACTGCAGGAATGAATGGTGCTCCATTGGCATTAGAATTCCATATTGCTTCTGAAACAATTCTTGGTTTAAATAATGATCTTAAGGCAGGTTATTCTATCTACATTCACGGTACTAATGTTGGAAATGGTGTTACTTCAATTAACACAGTTGATACTAGTGTTGTTGGAATAGGAACTTCTCGTATAGATAATATCTACATAGTTGATGGTTATCATCCTTTTGGTAATCCAGCAAATAGTGGAATTATTACATGCAATATCAAATCTAACACAACAATGACTGATTTTGGTACTGCAAATGCTGCTGGATTTGTTGCAACAGCAACTACAACAACGCCTGATATAGGTAGATTTACGTGGGGTTTATTGCAAGGAAGTTCTAGATCATCTACAGTTTCTATTGGAGTTACAGGACTCACTATAGATGCTGGATTGAGTACATTCCCAACGATTCAGAGAAGAGGATTTGGATTAAGAGATTCTGGTGCTCTCAGAAAGGATCTTGGGTAGTATAAATAAAGAAAAAAAGCTATTAAGATAGTATAATGCCAGCCATTGTAACAGATCAGTTTAGAATATTAAATGCAGGTAATTTTGTTGACTCAATTACTGATGATGCAAATTCATATTATGTTTTTGTAGGATTATCAAATGCAACATCAACTGGTCAATATAAAAAGAGTAACTGGGATGATGCAACACCCAACCCTGTAGATAATTTTGATTATCATGGATTTATTAGTGATAATATGTCTTATGGCAAAAGAATTACTTCTGCAAACGTAAAAAGACTTGCTAAAAGATATAATTGGACAAGAGGTGCAAAATATGAAATGTACCGTCATGATTATAGTGTAGATAATAAAACATCATCTGGTTTGAATCGATTATATGATTCTAAGTATTATGTGATGAATAGTGACTATAAAGTTTATATTTGTGTTGATAATGGAACTACAGGATTATCAACTACACCTAATGCATCTTTAGATGAACCAAATTTTACAGATTTAGAACCATCTAAGGCAGGTAGTGGTGGTGATGGATATGTTTGGAAATATCTTTTCACCGTTACTCCGAGTGATATTATTAAGTTTGATTCTACTGATTATATTTCATTACCAAGTAATTGGTCATCATCAACTGATGCTCAAGTAACTGCAGTAAGAAATAATGGAGATTCTTCTGTTAATGATAACCAAATTAAAAAGGTTTTTATTAAAAATAGAGGAGATGGATATTCTACAGGATCACATGAACTTAATATTCTTGGTGATGGTTCAGGTGGTAAAGTAGTAGTTGATGTAGATACTAACGGTTATGTAACAAATACTGTTGTATCTGCTGGTGGTAAAGGATATAGCTTCGGTGTAGTTGATACTGGATCAATTAGAGGTGCAGGTGCAGGTACAGTTGAAGCAGATTTAGTTCCAATTATTCCACCATCAAAAGGTCATGGATTTGACATCTATAAAGAATTGGGAGCAGATAAGGTTTTAGTTTATGCTAGATTTGATGATTCTACTAAGGATTTTCCAACCAATACAACATTTGCTCAAATTGGAATAGTTAAGAATCCAACTACTGTTGGAACTGCTAGTTCAGTTTTTGTACAAAATCAATACTCATCATTAAGTGCTTTTAAATTCTCTTCAGTAACTAATGAATCTTTAACAGTACCAGCAATTGGTCAAAGGATTCATCAGACTACTCCGCAAGGAACTGCTCAAGGGTATATTGCATCATATGATAGAGAAACTAAAGTTCTTAAGTATGTTCAAGATAGAACCTTGTATATGAATCCATCCAGTAATGATACTGTAGATCATGCTGGAATTAGTACAACTGGTAATGTTCTTGAATTCTATACTGCAGATCCTAATTCAGCAGCAACAGTTAATACCGTTGTAAGTGATGATGGATTTACTGGAACAATTGATCGTAATTTTACGGGAATAAGTACTAATCCATCTGGAAATAAACTTATTACTTTGGGACTCAATTTCACATATGGACATGCTCCTGCTGAGATAAATAAAGGGTCGGGTGAAATAATCTACATAGATAATCGTCCTGAGATTAATAGAAACTCTAGACAAAAGGAAGACGTAAAAATCATCTTGGAATTTTAAAAAATGCCACAAAAAACGAACCTCAATATAAACCCTTATTACGATGATTTTAAGAAGTCGAATAACTATTATCGTGTCTTGTACAAACCAGGACATCCGATACAAGCAAGGGAATTAACAACATCACAATCAATTCTACAAAATCAGTTAGAATCGTTTGGTAGTCATATATTTAAAGAAGGTGCTATGGTAATCCCTGGTGGGGTTATGTGCGATTCACAATATGCTGCTGTCAAGTTAAATCCAGATCATTTAGGGGTTAATGTATCTGTTTATGCTAGTTTTTTGGTTGGAAAACGTTTAAGAGGTGAAAGTTCAGGTGTAGTTGCAGTTGTTGATAGTTATAGTGATATTAATGAAAATGAAGGTGTTACAAATTTAACTATATGGGTTAAGTATGTTCGTGGTGGTATTGATAATGAAACCTCAACATTTATTGATGGTGAAATATTAATTACAGAAGATGCATTTACTTACGGAAATACTACAATTAATGCAGAAGATACTGTTGCATCTATTATTTCTGAAAATGCAAAAGGTGTAGGATATTCTGTAGCTATTGAAAAAGGTGTTTATTTTATTAGAGGAACTTTTGTTGATGTATCTAAAGATAGAATTGTTTTAGATCCATATACAAATAATTCTTCATATAGGGTAGGTTTAACTATTTCTGAGGAAATAATAACTTCTAAAGAAGATGAATCATTATATGATAATGCTAAGGGATTTTCAAACTATGCTGCTCCAGGTGCAGATAGATTAAAGATTTCTACAAAATTATCTAAAAAATTATTAACTGATAACGATGATAAGACATTTGTTGAATTAGTTAGAGTTGAAAATGGAGAGATCAAAAAACTTAAAAAGCAGAATGAATACTCTATAATTAAAGATTATTTTGCAAAAAGAACATTTGAAGAGTCTGGTGATTATGCTGTAGATAGATTTTTAGTTGATATTGAAGAATCATTAGATAATAGAAAAGGAAATGATGGTATATTTCTTGATACTCAAATAACCTCAGATGGTAATGTTCCTACTGAGGATATGGTGGCAGTTAATGTATCACCAGGTAAAGCATATGTTAAAGGATATGATGTAGAATCTGTAGGTACGACTGCTATTGATGTAGATAAGCCAAGAGATATACAAAAAGTTGATACCGCAATGGTACCATTTGAATTTGGATTATCAATACGTCTTAATAATGTTGTTGGTACACCTTTACTTGCTGTTAATAATTCTAGTAATACTGTAGATTTGTATAGTGGTAGAAGAAATTCTACAGGTGGTACTGAGACTTTAATAGGAAAGGCAAGAGTATATTCATTCTCTGTAACTGATGCACCATATACAGGTGCTGCAACTGAATTTGATTTATATCTTTATGATGTTCAGACATATACTGAAATAACTTTAAATCAAGCTGTTTCTGCTGGAGATGTTCCTATATCAACTCGTGTTAGGGGTGTTAGTAGTGGAGCAACAGGATTCGTTGCTGGTCCTCTAGGTGCTACTGTAAAATTAACAGAAACTTCTGGTACATTTTTACAAGGAGAAAGATTAATATTTAATGAAGAGGAAAATTCTTCTAATTCTAATGGTGTTAATAGAACAGTACAATCAGTTACTACATGGGGTATTAATGATGTTAAATCAGTGTTTCAGGATAGTACTGCTCTTGGATTAGACAATGATTTTATTGCTGATCTTGCATTACAACCTCGTATTCTTCCAGGATTTAGTGTTACTGATGAAATCAATGTTACCACTGCAGCAACAGAAAATACAACCTGTGCTGGAAGAAATTGGGCAGCAAAAGTAAAAGTAGGAACTCTTATTAGTTATCAACGTGCTAATCAATCAGATCCTACTCTGAATAGAATTTCTGCAATTAAATCTGATGGTTCCAATATAACATTAGAGGATACTCCGAGTGATGTTCCTGGATTATATGATAATGATTCTGATAATGCCTATACAGGTACTTTTAGAATAATGACACCAATTGTTAGAAATAATGGTGGATTATATGCAAAACTTGACGAACGTGCAATATCTTCTGTTGATTTTTCATCTTCAAGTCTTGCAGTAGAGACACAAATAAATGATCTCACTACAGATTCTGATGGTGCTCTTACTTTTGGTGTAGGAAATATTGCATCAGCAAATGCAGGTATTACAACATCATTCTTTGAAACTTTTGATTCTGAAAGATATAGTATTCATTATAATGCTGGTGCAATTGATCCATTAACATCCGATAAATTCACATTAACGAATAATGGTAAAACAGTTAATTTTACAGGATTAACTGCGTCTCAAACTAATAATGTTACTGTTAATGCTACTGTTCTAAAACAAGGTATTACAAGTAAGCAAAAAGATTATTTAAGAAGTGAAAAACGTAATATTACTCTTTCAAAATCAGCAGCATCTACTGCAACTACTGGTTTAACTCAAAATAAATTCTACGGTCTTAGAGTTGAAGATAGGGAAATTTCTTTAAATGTTCCAGATGTTGCTAAAGTTATTGGTGTATACGAATCATTAAATACATCTGCTCCTATTTTAGATAAAATCTCTATTCCATCAGGATTTACTTTAACATCAAATGCATTGTTGGGTGAGGAGATTATAGGAACAGAAAGTGGAACAGTAGTTCAAATTACAAACATACCTGATGATACAAGTGTAGAATTTGCATATCTCAATAGTAATAAGTTTGAAGTTGGTGAAGTAATTAAATTTAGAGAGTCTGATATAACTACAACTATAGTTACAATTACCAATGGTTCATATCAAAATGTTACTAATGAATTTACTTTAGATAGAGGACATAGAGAAACTCATCATGATTATTCTAGGATTGTAAGAACTAGTACATCATATGTTCCAACTTATCAACTCTTAGTTGTGTATGATAAGTATCGTGTTCCTGCTAATGATAATGGTGATGTTTTCACAGTAAATTCTTATCCACAAGAAAGATATAGTGAAATTCCACAATTACCAGATGGAACAAGATTATCAGATGTTCTTGATTTTAGACCAAGAGTATCAGATTTCTCAGTTACTAATAAGTCTCCATTTGCATTTGGAAGTAGAGATTTTGGTGTTACTGGAAATAATCCATCTTTAATAGTTAAACCAAATGAATCTTCAATAATTGGTTTTGATCATTATCTACCAAGAATGGATAGACTTGTTCTAACAAAATCTGGTAAATTTACTGTAATAAAAGGAGAATCTTCATTAAATCCAAAATTCCCAGTGAATGTTGAAGATGCAATGGATATTGCAACTATAGAATATCCAGCATACTTATTTGATGTCAGAAATGCAAGAGTTGTGCATATTGACAATAGAAGATATACGATGAGGGATATTGGAAAAATTGAGGATAGAGTAGAGAATTTAGAGACTATAACATCACTTACAATGCTTGAATTGGATACTAAGTCCTTACAGGTTAAAGATGCTGATGGATTTGATAGGTTTAAAAGTGGTTTCTTTGTTGATGATTATCGTGATGATCAAAGATTTGAACAAAATTCAAATGCTAGTGTAGATCCTAGAACTAATGAGTTAATAACTCCTATTGATTTTGAAACAATTAAACCAGAACTTGCATTAGATCCAGCAGTTGATGTATCAACCGCAGATTTTTCGGCAGATCTTAATTTATTAGATCCTAATGTAAAGAAAACAGGAGACATATTGACTCTTAATTATACTGAAAAAGAGTGGATTAAACAACCATTAGCATCAATAGTTGAAAATGTTAATCCATTTAGTATGGTTGAATATAATGGTAATGTAAAACTTTCTCCAGCATCTGATAATTGGGTAAGAACTGTTTATGTTGATGGTGGAGTTAGAAACGTTACTGCTGGAGTTTCTGGTAATAGTGTTACTTGGGCAGGTCAAGGTGGATCTCAACAAAGTGCTGGATGGACTACATCTGGTACTGGAACTGGTAGTGGTGAATCATGGCAACCTGATGAGAATACAGTATATGTTGGTGGTGCTGGATCTAGAACACTCGATACATTTATAGAAACTATATTAACTGGTAGTGCTGCTGATACTCATATACGTTCAAGGAACGTTACTTTTAATGCTCATGGACTAGCTCCATATACAAAATATCATTCATTCTTTGATGGTCAAAGTGGTTTAGATATTATTCCAAAATTGGTTCAGATTTCAATGAATTCTGGTGCATTTACTGCAGGTGAAACCGTTCATGGATATATTGGAGCAGAATTGTTATTTGTAGCAAGATTATGTTCTCCTAGTCATAAAGAAGGACCACTTACTGCACCCACAACAACTATGGGTAATAATCCATATGATAGAGGGATTATTTTATCTTTAGCATATTCTGCATCTGCTACAGTATTGAATATTGATCTCAATGGATTACATGAAGAAGCAAGAGGAGAATTCTATGGTTATATTACAAAAGGAATGACCATATTAGGTACAACTTCTAATGCGGAAGCAACTGTTTCAGATATTAACTTAATTACAGACAATTGGGGTGATTTAGCAGGATCATTCTTTATCAGATGTCCTTTAATGAATCCAGCACCTCCAAAGAGATTTACAGTTGGAACTAAGACATTTAAATTAACTTCTAGTGATACTAATGCAGAACCACTACCTGGAAGTTTATTAATTCAAGCATGTGAGACCACTTATAAGACCAGTGGTATAGTAGAAACATATAAACAGACAACAGTTGTTGTTAAAGACCCTCCTGCTCCCCCACCACCACCTCCAGCAGATGATGGAGATCCTTTAGCACAATCATTTACAGTTGATGAAACTGGTGCTTATTTAACTGGTGTAGATTTCTTCTTTGGAAATAAAGATCCTCAAGAAAAAATTGCATGTGAATTAAGAACAATGGAGTTGGGAACACCAACAAATATTATGGTTCAAGATTTTGCTAGAGTTGATTTACACCCAACAGAAGTTAATACTTCTGCTGATGGTACAGTACCAACTAGATTCCAATTCCCATCGCCAATTTATTTGGAACCAGAAAAGGAATATGCATTAGTTCTTAGGGCACCTACTACACTTCTTTATGAAGCATGGATTGCTCAGATGGGTGATAAAACCGTTGGAACATCAGATTTACCTGATGATGAAAATGTAATGGTTACTAAACAATATCTTGGTGGTAGTTTATTCAAATCACAGAATGGAACTATATGGACAGCAAGCCAATTCCAAGATCTTAAATTTACTCTCCATAAGGCAGAGTTTGTATCAAATGGAACCGCAACATTCTATAATCCAAATCTTAATTTATCTGAAGTTGGTCATACTGGATTAATTTACAATCCAATTAAAGTATTCCCAAGAAAATTAAAGGTTACTATTGATACTCCAATTACTAATGGTACTCTCCAGAGTACTTTAGATGTTCCTGGTGTTAAGATTTCAGATGGAACTGCAAATACAGATGCATTTGGTTATCTTGAAAGAGTTGGTGGTGCTGCTAACCAAGCAGCATTAGCAGTAACTAATGCAGGTACTGGATATGGTGCCAATGCTACACATTCTAATGTTCCTCTTTATACTATAACTGGTGATGGATCAGGTGCTACTGCAACAGTTGTTGTAGCTAGTGATGTAGTTAGTAGTGTAACTATAGGATTAAATCAAGGTGGGTCTGGATACTCTGTAGGTGATGTTGTTGGTGTTACTACAGCAGATATAGGACAAGGAAGTGGAGGTCAATTTACAATTTCTGCTATTCTCAATTATGATACAGTATATCTAACTGATTGTCAGGGTGAAACTTTTGATACGTCAGGTTCAGCAGACTTCTATGTAGATGGAACTGTATTTAATTCTGGTAATGATCATCATATTAATGCATGTACTCAGACTGGAGGTGTTCTCCATACAGGTAATATTGTTGAGATTATTAAACCTAATCATGCAATGCATGGTGCTAATAATTTAGTAACTCTTGAAAATATTCAACCAAATAGTGTTGCAACAACAGTAAGTGCAGAATTAGGAATTAATGAAACTGGATCAATTTCCATTGCAAATACATCCACATTTAATAATTTTGAAGGTATTAGTACTTCTCAAGGATATGCTAAGATTAATAATGAAATTATTTACTATACTTCAATTACTTCCGATGGAGGTGGTGGTGGAACTCTAGGTATAGGTACTAGAGGTGTTGATGGTACTTTAAGAAGAACACATCCTAATGGATCTGAAATATCTACTTATGAATTAAGTGGTGTATCTCTTAAGAGAATTAATAGATCTCATACTGCAGGTTCAATATTATCTAATCCTATGGAGACTGACAAATACTACTTATCAATTGATCGGGGTGGTGTTGTTGGAAGTTTGGTAAGACAATCTGGAGATACTCAAGTAAGTTTCACTGCTGAAAATGTTGGTAGTGGTTTAAATAACTTCTCATCTGCTAACGTTCAATTTAATACTATTGAACCTAGAATGAGTGTTATTACTCCTGGTTCTGGAACATTTATTAGATCTTCTATGAGAACGATATCAGCAACTAGTGCTGGTGGAAATGAAGTATCATTCCAAGATAATGGTTTTGAACCAGTTACTCTCAATCAATTAAATATCCTTCCAACTACAAGGATGATTGCTTCTAGAGTTAATGAGAATGAATATCTACCTAATTTCCCTGATAATAAATCATTTACTATGACTGTTGATTTAAGATCTGATGATCCTAATTTATCACCAGCAATTAATATTGAAAATGAGGTTCTTCTTTTAGGAAGAAGTAGATTAAATAGACCTATTTTAGATTATGTTACTGATGGTAGATCAAATGCACTTGATAATGATCCACATACATCAACTTATATTACTAAAAAAGTAGATCTACAAAATCCAGCATCTTCATTAAAAGTTATTGTTGGTGCTTATAGAGATGGATCTGCTGACTTTAGGGTTTTATATCAGTTGTTTAAGGCAGATTCTAGTGAAATTGAACCAGCATTTGAACTATTCCCTGGATATGATAATCTAAGAGATTTAGATGGTGATGGATATGGTGATCTTGTTGTTGATTCTTCTTTAAATAGTGGAAGACCAGACAAGATAGTACCTGGAAGTAATGATGGTGAATTTAAAGAATATCAATTTAGTATTGATGAATTAGATGCATTCACTGGTTTTAGAATTAAGATTGTAATGAGTGGAACAAATGAAGCAAAAGCACCAAGATTCAAAGATCTAAGATGTATTGCACTTGCGTAATATGTTAAGAGTTGATGGGCATAAGAATCTCTATAGAGACGATTCTTCTGGTGCTATAGTTAATACAGATACAGTCTCATATAAACAATATATGAGATTGAAAGAAAAGAAAAAAAATGAAAAACAAGAGATTGATCGTCTAAGAAGTGAATTAGATGAGATTAAATCCTTATTGAAAGAACTACAGCATAAATAATTAAAAATATAATTAACTGATGGCAGTATACGTAACTAATCTTGTTGTAAATGCTGGTGCTGATTTCAGTCAGAGTTTTACTCTAGAAGATGCTAATAGCAATTCAGCAAAGAATTTAACTGGGCATAAGGTTTCTGCACAAATGAGGAAACATGCTGCAAGTTCAACTAAAACCGATTTTACAACTGCGGTAGTAAATGTTTCTACAGGAGAGATTAAAGTAGGTCTTACTACAGCTCAGACTGCAGGATTAAAACCTGGTAGATATGTATATGACGTAATGCTTACTGATAATACCGATTCTATGAGTAGAGTCGTTGAAGGTATGGTATTAGTTAGAGAGGGAGTCACTCGATGAGTGTTAAAGTAACAACAAAGGCAGCAAGTACTGTTCAGGTTCGTATAGGACAACAAAATGCTGTTAAAGTAGTATCTTCAAGTTTATCATCTTCTGGTAATCTTGCTAATATTAATGATATAGATGCTTCAAATAGAGAAAATTTAAGTATGTTGATGTATAATAATACAACAGGTAAGTATGAACATGTATCACCTTTTCATGTAGTAGATATGTCAGATAGCGTCCAAGATAGTGCTATGGATGCTGGAACTTTTTGATTAAGATCTTTATCGAATAAATATAATTAAAAGTAAAGAAATTACAACATGGCTTCTCCTGTAATTCAGTTTAAGAGAGGTGCTTTCGCTAGTTTGCCAGCGTTAAAGGCAGGGGAACCCGCTTTTACCAATGACAAATATGATTTATATATTGGATTAGATAATAACTCTTCAAACAACAAATTTTTCGGTTCCCATCGATATTGGTTGAAAGAAACCACCACTGCTGGTTCAGGATTGAACTTAGTTGAGGGAACAAACAATGGTACTCATTCTATAACAGTACAATCACCTGCATCATTAGCAGCAGATTATTCCATTACATTTCCTAATGCACAGGGAGCAAACACAACGATACTTCAGAACAATGGGTCTGGTGTATTAAGTTGGACTGCTTCACCTACCTTTACTGGTGCCCTGACAATATCAGATACCACTGATTCTACTGATAAGGATACTGGTGCTATCATTTGTGAAGGTGGTGTTGGTATAGAAAAGAGTGTTCATGTTGGAGCAGCACTTTCTGTAACTGATAGATTGTTTGTCGGAGGGCAATCTGAGTTTATTGGTGTTGCTACGTTCCGTGGTGGTACAGTTAGACTTGGTGATTCTGCTTCAGATGATATTTACGTTGGTGGTGAATTTAAATCTAATCTCGTTCCAGATGATGATGATACTTATGATCTAGGTACAAGCACACAGGAATGGAGAAATCTTTATATTGATGGTGTAGCACATCTTGATCAAATTAGTGGTGTTACTCATATAACCCATCCACATTCTGCAACTGCAACAACAATCACCGTTACTGTTGCAACTAAAACAGCAGCACACAGATATAATGGTTCTGGTTCTGGTAGTGGTTATTTCTTAGATGATGTTGAATCACCATTTATAAAATTAGTACCTGGACAAACATATAAATTTGATCAAGCAGCTGGTTCTAATAGTGGGCATCCTTTAAGATTCTATCTTGATTCTGGTAAGACTCATGCATATACCACTAACGTAACAACAAATGGTACTCCAGGTAGTGCTGGTGCATATACTCAAATTGTTGTAACTGACACAACACCTGATGTGTTGCACTATCAATGTAGTGCCCACGGCCTAATGGGTAATTCAGTAACTACTGATTCTAATGCCATTGATACACCACATGATGCTGCCTTCAAAGGAAGTGTTGATTTGGGTGATGCAACCTCAGATACAATTACTGCTACTGGTAGATTTGATAGTGATTTAGTTCCTTCTACAGATGGTGCCAGAGATTTAGGTGCTTCTGGATTAGAATGGAAAGATTTATATGTTGATGGTACAGCAAATATTGATGCTTTAGTTGCTGATACTGCTAAAATTTCAGACTTGACAGATAATCATGTTGTTGTTGCTGGATCTGCTGGTGAATTGGAAGGTAGTGGTGATCTAACCTTTGATGGTTCAACACTTGCCGTTACTGGTGCTCTTACAGTTTCAACTAACGCAACCATAACTGGTAATTTGACTGTTCTGGGAACACAATCAATATTAAATACAGAAACGTTAAAGGTTGAAGACAGTCTTATTGAAGTTGGACTTGTTAATAGTGGTGGTTCACTTGTACCACCAAGTTCAGATGCCAACATTGACGTTGGTTTAATAATGCACTATTACAGTGGTTCTGCTAAGAAAGCTGCTGTATATTGGGATGATTCTGTTTCTAGAGTCGTTGTTGGTTCAGATGTTTCTGAATCTACTAGCGTTATGACTGCTGCTGCATATGCTGCATTAGAAGTAGGTTCATTATGGGTTAAGGATTCTGTTGGACAATCAGAAACTATTGGAGTTAGTGGAGGGCAAAGAATTCTTCATAATATAACCGTAGATGGTGGTTCGTTCTAACAACTAAATAATAACTTATAAATATAGGTGGGATAACTCCCACCTTTTTTTATATCTAACTATGAATGAACAAGATTATAAGAATTTGATTATAGCATATCAAAACAAATCTTACGATTTATTTTCTCAAGTTGTTGCCCTAGAAGCAAAATTAACTACTTCAAATCAATTAGTGGAGGCATTAACTGCTAAAGTTAACGAATTGAAATCTGACTTAGAGAAAAAACCAAAAACACGAAAGAGTAGTACAAAACAAGCTGAGATTGGGGAATTCTAATGGCGAAACCAGCAACTAGACAACAACTTATTGATTATAGTCTAAGAAAGTTGGGTGCTCCTGTACTGGAGATAAATGTTGATGATGATCAAATAGATGATGCTGTTGATGATGCATTTCAATTTTTTAATGAAAGGCATTTTGATGGTGTTGAAAGAATGTATCTTAAGTATAAAATAACTGATGAAGATATTAATAGAGGAAAGGCACAAGGTACAACTGGTGTTGGAATAGTAACTACAAGCGTAACATCAACAAATATTGCTGGTTATGGAACTACAACTAGTAATTGGTACGAAACATCTAATTTTATTCAAGTTCCTGATTCTGTAATTGGAGTAGAAAAAATATTTAGATTTGATAGTAGTACCATATCGGGTGGTATGTTTAGTATTAAATATCAGTTATTCTTGAATGATCTATACAACTTTAATTCTGTTGATTTATTACAATATGCAATGACAAAATCTTATTTGGAAGATATAGATTTTTTACTTACGACAGATAAGCAAATAAGATTTAATAAAAGACAAGATAGATTATATCTAGATATTGATTGGGGTGCTCAACAGAAAGATGATTTTATAATTCTTGATTGTTATAGAGTCTTAGATCCAACAAACTTTACTGGTGTTTATAATGATAGTTTTCTTAAACGATATTTGACTTCATTAATAAAAAGACAATGGGGTCAAAATTTACTTAAGTTCAAAGGAACTAAACTTCCTGGTGGAATTGAACTTAATGGTAGAGAAATATATGACGATGCTGAAAGAGAATTAGAAGATCTTAGATCTAAGATGACCACCGAATACGAACTTCCACCTTACGACTTTATTGGATAATGGCACTTAATCCATTTTTTTTACAAGGTTCTGCTTCAGAACAAAGATTAGTACAGGAACTCATTAATGAGCAACTGAAAATTTATGGTGTGGAAGTAACATACATTCCAAGAAAAATTGTAAATAGAAGCACTATAATTGAAGAGGTAACTACATCAAAATTTGATGACAATTACTTATTGGAAGCATATGTAGAGAACTTTGATGGATATTCTGGACAAGGAGATCTAATGACAAAGTTTGGTGTTAATATTAAAGATGAATTAACATTAACTATATCAAAAGAAAGATTTGAAGATTTTATTGTTCCTTTTTTAGAAGGTGAAAGTGATTATGAAATCATACTTGCTACCAGACCTAGAGAAGGTGATTTAGTTTATTTCCCATTAGGTCAAAGATTATTTGAGGTTAAGTTTGTAGAGCATGAACAACCTTTCTATCAATTAGGAAAAAATTATGTTTATCAACTTCAATGTGAATTATATGAATATGAAGGTGATGAAATTATTGATACTTCTATAGAATCAATTGATACTCTAATTGAAGATAAAGGTCCAATTACAGATCTTAAGTTAATTTCTACTGCTGATCAAGCAAGAGCAACAACAACTATAGGAACAGGAGGTATTCAAAGAATATTCTTAAATAATGATGGTTATGGATTTACTAGTATTCCTACAATATCATTTACCGCAGCACCAGGTAGTGGGACTGACGCAACTGCTATTGGTATTTTGACAACTAGAAATAATATAACATCTATTAAAGAAATTTTAATAACAAATGCAGGTAGTGGATATACACAAGAACCAGTAATAACAATTACTGGTGGTGGAGGAGCAGGAGCAGCTGCTACGTGTTCCTTAGTTCCATCTGGTAAGAAGGGTATTCAAACTATTGTTATGACTAATTTTGGTCTTGGATATTTAACTGCACCGAGTGCAACTGTTACATTACCATCACTTACTCCAAATCATCCTGCATCGGTTACTCCAGTTATTAGAACTACTTCTGGTATTAGTACAGTACCATATATTGGAATAAATTCTGCTGGTGCAGGATTCTTCTCACCACCAGTATTAACTGTTGGTACTGGATCCACTACTGGAATTGGAACATTCTGGTTTAATGAAGAAATTATTGGTGGTACATCTAATGTTGTTGCTAGAGTCAAGAATTGGGATCAAGATACCAATGTATTACAAGTTGGTATTCAAACTGGTCAATTCTATCCAGGAGAACAAATTACTGGTCAGAAATCTGGTGCTGTATATAATATACAGGTTAGTGCAGCGAACACTACTACCGATAAATATAAAGAGAATGAAAACTTTGAGTTGGAAGCAGATCAAATTTTGGACTTCGCAGAATCTAATCCATTTGGTACATACTGATGTTAGGAACTTATTACTATCACGAAATTATTAGAAAAACTATTATAGGTTTTGGAACCCTTTTTAATAGTATTCGCATTAGACATAAAGATTCTAATGGAACTACTTTCAGTGAAATGAAGGTTCCATTAGCATATGGTCCTACACAAAAATTCTTAGCAAGGTTAGAACAGCAACCAGATCTTAGTAAACCAGTTGCTATAACATTGCCAAGAATGTCATTTGAAATGACAGATATTTCATATGATGCAACTAGAAAGTCTGGTATTACTCAAACATTTAAAGCAGTTGATAATAGAGATGATAATATGAAAAAGGTTTATATGCCTGTTCCATATAATCTTGGTTTTGAACTTAGTATTATGTGTAAGTTAAATGATGATGCTTTACAAATTGTTGAGCAAATACTTCCATATTTTCAACCAGCATTTAATTTAACTGTAGATTTGGTAGAAGCAATAGGAGAAAAAAGAGATATACCAATTCAATTAAATAGTGTTTCTTTTCAGGATGATTATGAAGGAGATTATGCAACTAGAAGAGCATTAATATATACATTACAATTCTCAGCAAAAACATATCTTTTTGGACCTGTTGCAGAATCTTCAGAAGGACTTATCAAAAAAGTTATTGTTGATACTGCTATGGATACTAATACTGTAACTGCTAAGAGAGAAATGAGATATACTGTAGAACCAGATCCAATTACTGCTCAACCAGGAGATGACTTTGGATTTAGTGAGACAACATCATTCTTTGGTGATGCTCAAGATTACAGTCCTACAAGACAAACTGATATCTAATGAATACCATGTCTAGTTATGATCCTATTGATGAAGCATTAAATACTACTAGTAGTATTGAAGTTAGTACAACACCTGAAGGTGGATGTGTTAGACGAAAAGATAATCTTGCAAATGTCACTAATGATGTAGATAAAGATTATGAATACACTCGTGCCAACTTATATTCACTTATCGAAAAAGGACAAGAATCTCTTAATGGTATTATGGAACTTGCAGGTGAGAGTGCGAGTCCAAGAGCATATGAAGTCGCAGGTCAAATTATTAAGTCTGTTGCTGATACTACAGACAAATTAATGGAACTTCAGAAGAAAGTTAAGGAAATTGATGAAGATAAAGGAAAACCAACACAAGTTACTAATAATGCAGTTTTTGTAGGTTCTACTTCAGAACTTGCTAAAATGATTAAACAGGGTCTTCCAAAAAATGACAAATAATATTCCTTGGGAAGATGATAGTATTAAAGTTGATGATGCTGATGGTAATTTGGCATTTGAAATAATAGATTTAGTAAAACCAGATAAATTAGTACCAACATATATAAAACCAGAAGAACACTCTGATTGGAGAACGGAGATTAGTTTTAATAAATAGTTAAAAATCTTGTCGATCATGATCATTAAACCACTATCTTTGGCATTTGATATTGCAAGTGCTGCAAATTCTACAATAAATGATGCTACATTAATTAGAGTTGTTAATGTAAGCAATGCTGCAGTAAAAGTTACTGTTGCTGGATCTGTTGCAGTAGAGACTTATATTGCTGCTGGAGAAGCAGTTGTTATAGAAAAAGAAATGGGAGCAGCTACAACTGCATCTGGATCTACTGTTTGGGCAACTAAAATAGCATACGCAAATTAATACTAATGAAACAAGATGATGTATATCTAGGTAATCCCAATTTAAAAAAGGCGAATACCCAGATTGAATTTACTGAGGAACAAGTTATAGAGTTTCTTAAGTGTAAGGAAGATCCTGTATATTTTGCAAATAATTATATTAAAATTGTTTCTCTTGATGAGGGACTAACACAATTTCATCCATATGATTTTCAAGAGAAGTTAATTAGAAACTTCCATGAGAATAGATTTAATATATGTAAGATGCCTCGACAGACTGGTAAATCTACCACATCTGTTTCATATCTTTTACATTATGCTGTTTTTAATGACAGTACAAATATTGGTATATTGGCAAACAAAGCAGCAACTGCTAGAGATTTATTAGGTAGACTGCAAATTGCATATGAAAATTTGCCTAAATGGATGCAACAGGGTATAATATCCTGGAATAAAGGTAGTTTAGAACTGGAGAATGGATCAAAGATACTGGCTGCTTCTACGTCTGCAAGTGCTGTCCGAGGCATGTCGTTCAATATCCTTTTCCTCGACGAGTTCGCTTTTGTCCCAAATCATATCGCAGAAGCATTCTTTAGTTCTGTTTATCCTACTATTACGTCTGGTAAATCAACGAAAGTTATAATGGTCTCTACTCCTCACGGGATGAACCATTTCTATAGATACTGGCATGATGCTGAGAAGGGGAAAAATGAATATGTACCGACTGATGTTCATTGGTCACAAGTTCCTGGTAGAGATGCTGAATGGAAAGCACAGACTATTGCCAATACTTCAGATCAACAATTTAAAATTGAGTTTGAGTGTGAGTTTTTAGGATCTGTCAATACTCTCATCAATCCTGCAAAATTGAGGACGATGGTATATGATGAACCACTTACTAGAAATGCTGGATTAGATATTTACGAAAAGGTACAGAAAGATCATAATTACATAGTTACGGTTGATGTTGCTAGAGGATTAGGTAATGATTATTCTGCATTTGTAGTTTTTGATACTACAGAATTCCCTTATAGGGTAATTGCCAAATATAGGAATAATGAAATTAAACCTATGTTATTCCCTAATATTATTCTTGATGTTGCAAAAAATTATAATAATGCTTATATTTTAATAGAAGTTAATGATATAGGAGATCAAGTAGCAAGTATTCTTCAATATGATTTGGAATATGAAAATCTTTTAATGGCATCTATGAGAGGAAGAAATGGTCAAATAGTTGGACAAGGTTTTTCTGGTAAGAAAACACAACTTGGAGTGAGAATGACATCCTCAGTTAAAAAGTTGGGTTGTTCTAATCTTAAAACTATGTTGGAAGATGATAAATTAACTCTTTGTGATTATGAATTAATTTCAGAACTTACCACTTTCATACAAAAACATCAATCATTTGAAGCAGAAGAAGGATGTAACGATGATTTGGCAATGTGTCTAGTTATATTTGCATGGTTAGTTGCACAGGATTATTTTAAAGAAATGACTGATAATGATATTCGTAAAAGATTATATGAGGAACAGAAGAATCAAATAGAACAAGATATGGCACCATTTGGTTTTATTTCAGATGGATTTGACACAGAAAGTTTTGTTGATGATGATGGAGACAGATGGCATACTGATGAATATGGTGATCGTTCTTATATGTGGGATTATCGATGAAAGGTTACACCAAAGAAGATATTAAAAGGATATTAGGATCTTCTTGGCCAACTATGCCTGAAGATCATGAGACTGGTAATCAGTTAAGAAGAAGAAAGGGTAGGGAGATGAGAGAAGGGAAAAGACCTTATCCCACATACCCTGCAAAGAAGGTAGGTCCAAATTTTGATGAGAATGGAAAATATATTTACCCTGAAGGTAGTGGATTTAATTATATGGAGAAAGAGAATCCTAATTCTGAATGGGGTGGTAAAGTATCTTAATGGAATTAACAGAAGAAAACGTACTTAAAGTGTTAGAGGAACTTATTCCCTATATTGAAGCAGATGGTGGATACCTACAACTTTACGATATAGAAGATGGATATGTTAAAGTAAAATTAGGTGGTGCATGTGAGACATGTGCTATGAGTACTATGACTTTGAAGCAAGGTATAGAAAAGAAACTGATGATGGAAATACCTGATGTAAAGGGAGTAGTTCAAGTATTATAATGGAATTTGATAAACAAGTCGAATTAGGGCATTTATTATTGTCCGAACGATCTTGTAGAGTATGTGGAGAAATAAAAAATTTATTAGATGATTTCTACTTAACACGTAAAAATAGAGGGGCATTACCATCTGCATATTCATATGAATGTAAATTATGTACTATAAAAAGAATAGTATCATCCAGAAAAAAGAAACCATTCACTGATTGGTCATATCCAGATTGGTAATGTTCATGTATCGTTTCCCCAATGAAAATGCACCTTTGAATAAATAATTTCAGAAATAATCTGAGATTCGGAGAGTAAAAGATGCCACTAAATTTAGCATCTCCTGGAATTGTCGTAAGAGAGGTTGACCTAACAATTGGTAGAGTTGATCCAGTATCTGGATCTGTCGGTGCGTTAGCAGCTCCCTTTGCACGAGGTCCAGTAGGTCTTCCTCAATTAATTGAGAGCGAAGACGATCTTTACAGTACATACGGGAAACCATATAATACAGATAAGCAATATGAAAGTTGGATGGTAGCATCTTCCTACTTAGCATATGGTGGAAATATGCAAGTTGTGAGAACAGATGATGAACATCTTAAAAATGCTACTGATGATGGATCACCATCTATCAAAATTAAAAATGACGATCATTACAACCAATTAGGTTATGATGATAATACCATTTCATCTACAGTTGTTTCTGCTAAGAACCCTGGTAGTTGGGCAAATGGAATTAAGGTTGCAACTATTGATGCTTTGGGAGATCAAAGATTAACTCTTAATAGTTACGTTGGTGTTAGTACAGTTGGTTATGCAGTAACTCAAACAATGCATGGCAAATCAATTGAAGATCCTGACCAACCAGTAGGAAGTGGATCAACTGTACAAGCAGATGGTTATCTTAAGGGTATAATTACAGGAATAGTTACAAGTATTGATCCTGCTACTGCTGGTAATATCATTGGAATAGATGTTAAAGTACTTTCCCATGTAAGAGGTAGTGGTGTAGAAGTATCAAAAGACTACACACCATTAGCAGAGTATTCATTTGATCATACTAAATCTGTTGGTATCACATCTACTGGTTGGGCTGATGGTAGTAGAACTCAAACAAGACAAGTATCTACTCAGAAAGATTGGTTTGAACAGCAAGAGATTGTATTAGGTGGAGATTTAGAACCACTTGAATGGGATCAAATAGCAGATCGTCCATCAACTTCAGCACATGCTGCTGCTAGAGGAGGTAGATTTGACGAGGTTCATGTTATTGTAATTGATGCCAATGGAACAATTACTGGTAATGCTGGTACAATTCTTGAGAAGCATCTCAATGTATCTAAAGCAAAAGATGGTGAGTATTCTGCAGGAAGTCCTTCTTACTGGAGAAAATGGCTTAAAACTAATTCTCAATACATCTTTGGTGGTGGTGCTCCAGCAGGATTAACAACAACTGCATACGAAACGTCTTCAAACAATACATTGGATACAGATAGTGGTTGGGATCAAGATTCTAAGAGTGTTAATTTTGGTGCTGGTGGTGCTAACACTTATACACTAACTGGTGGTGTAGATTATGATGTAACAAATAGACTTGATACTGATGATACTACTGGAGCATTATATGCTGATCCTGCTGGTATTATTAGTGGATTAGACTTATTTACTAATAAAGAACTTTATGAAGTAGATTTCATCTTGATGGGATCTGGTAATTTCAGTAAGGAACAGACAAGAGCAATTGCATCTAAAGCAATCGCTGTTGCTGATTCAAGAAAGGATGCTATCGCATTTATATCTCCTTATAGAGGAGCATTTATCAGTGACGGTGCTTCTGGTGCAGTAACTGTTGAAAATGATGATCAAATTACAAGTAATGTACTAAGTTTCTACAACTCACTTACATCCACCACATATGGTGTATTTGATAGTGGATACAAGTACATGTATGATAGATTCAATAATACATTCCGTTATGTCCCTCTAAACGGTGATATCGCTGGCACATGTGCTAGAACAGATCAAACCGACTTCCCTTGGTTCTCACCAGCAGGAACAAATAGAGGTGCTATTCTCAATGTTGTAAAACTTCCATACAACCCAGGTAAGGCACAACGTGATACACTTTATTCAAATAGAATAAACCCAGTTATCTTATCACCTGGAGCAGGTATTGTTCTATTCGGTGACAAGACTGGATATGGAAAGGCATCTGCATTTGATAGAATCAACGTTCGTAGATTATTCATCTACCTCGAAGATGCTATATCTGCTGCTGCTAAAGATCAGCTATTTGAATTCAATGATGAGATTACAAGGACTAACTTTGTAAATATCATTGAACCATTCCTCCGTGATGTTCAATCTAAGAGAGGAATCTTTGATTATGTTGTTATTTGTGATGAAACAAATAACACAGCTGCAGTTATCGACAATAACGAATTTATTGCCGATATATATGTTAAACCTGCAAGATCAATTAACTTCATTGGTCTAACCTTCATCGCCACCAGAACTGGTGTTAGCTTTGAAGAAGTAATCGGTAACGTTTAATCCAACTTAGAGTTATAAAACTATGGCAACTCGCAATCAACTAAATCCACCCCCACTAAGGAAGATTACTGATTTTAAAAGTAAACTAACTGGCGGTGGTGCTCGTTCAAATCTATTTGAAGTTGAGCTTTCTTTTCCAGCAGCAGTAGCAGTAGATGGTCTTAATGACATTCTACAAAAAGCAAGATTCTTGGTTAAAGCTGCTAATTTACCTGCATCAAATGTTGCTCCAATTGAAGTACCTTTCAGAGGAAGGGTACTCAAAATTGCTGGAGACAGAACATTTGATACATGGTCAATCACTGTACTTAATGATACAGATTTCTCTATAAGATCTGCTTTTGAAAAGTGGATGAATACAATCAATAGAGTTTCTGATAATACAGGTACAACCGACCCTGCAGATTATCAATCTGATGCTTATGTTTATCAGTTAGATCGTAGTGGGGAAACTTTAAGACAGTATCATTTCTTTGATATTTTTCCAACTCAAGTTGCTCCAATTGAATTATCCTACGATTCTGCAGGTATTCAAGAATTCACAGTTGAACTTCAAGTTCAGTGGTGGGAAGCAGTCAAAGGTAACGGTGCCAATTCTGGCGGTGAAAATATTAACTAAATAGTGCTATAATAGTAGGAAAACAATTATACTATGCCTAGACTGTTTGGGTTCTCTATTGATGATAGCCAAAAAACGCCTCCTTCAGTAATATCCCCCGTTCCGCAAACCAATGCAGACGGGGTTGATAATTATATAAGTAGTGGTTTTTATGGACAATATGTTGATATCGAAGGTGTTTATAGAACCGAACACGAATTAATTAAAAGATATCGTGAAATGGCATTACATCCAGAATGTGATGGTGCTATCGAAGACGTTGTTAACGAAGCTATAGTTAGTGATTTATATGATTCTCCAGTAGAGATTGAATTATCTAATTTAAATGCAAGCGACAAATTAAAAAAAGTAATTAGAGAAGAGTTTAAATATCTCAAAGAAGTAATGGACTTTGATAGAAAGTGCCATGAAATCTTTAAAAATTGGTATATTGATGGTAGGGTCTATTACCATAAGGTAATTGATATGAAAAAACCTGAAGAAGGAATTCAGGATTTGAGATATATTGATCCTATGAAGATGAAGTATGTCCGTCAAGAAAAGAAACAATCTAAAGGACAACAAGTAATCGATATGAATAGGGGTTCTGATATACCTACTAAGAGTATTGAACCAGATATAGAAGAGTATTTTTTATATACACCAAAAGCAAATTATCCAACTGGAATGGTTACTGGTGCATCAAAAGGTGCGGTAAAGATTGCAAAAGACTCTGTTGTTTATTGTAGTTCTGGATTGGTTGATAGAAATAAAGGAACAGTTCTTTCATATCTCCATAAAGCAATCAAATCACTTAATCAACTTAGAATGATTGAAGATAGTCTTGTAATTTATAGATTGTCAAGAGCACCAGAAAGAAGAATATTCTACATTGATGTAGGTAATTTACCAAAAGTAAAAGCAGAACAATACCTTAAAGAGGTAATGTCTCGCTATAGAAATAAGTTAGTATATGATGCTAACACTGGTGAAGTTAGAGATGACAGAAAGTTTATGTCTATGATGGAGGATTTCTGGTTGCCTAGAAGAGAAGGTGGTAGAGGAACTGAAATCACAACACTCCCTGGTGGACAAAACTTAGGAGAACTTGCTGATATTGAATACTTCCAAAAGAAACTATATCGTTCATTAGGTGTTCCTGAATCTAGAATTGCTACTGATGGTGGATTTAATTTGGGACGTTCATCAGAAATCTTAAGAGATGAACTTAAATTTGCTAAATTTGTAGGACGTTTAAGAAAACGTTTTGCTGCAATGTTTAATGATATACTCAGAACTCAATTGATTCTAAAGAATATTGTTACTCCAGAAGATTGGGATGTAATGGAAGATCATATCCAATATGATTTCTTATATGACAATCAATTTGCCGAACTTAAGGAATCTGAACTTATGGAAGGTAGAATGAATATGCTTGGTCAAATCGAACCTTATATTGGTAAGTACTATTCTAATGAATATGTAAGAAGAAGAGTATTACGTCAGACTGATTCAGAAATTATAGAAATTGATGAACAAATAGAAGATGAAATACAAAAAGGTATTATTCCAGATCCTTCAATGATAGATCCAATTACTGGAGAACCTTTACCTCCAGATGGTGGTATGGGTGATCCTATGGCAATGGGTGAGGTTCCTCTAGAACCAGATTTAGATGCTGCTGCAGATCAAGTTGGTCAACAGTTGGATAAAGACAGTAAAAAAGCAGAGATATAAATAAAATATATACCTATTATTAATTATTATGGATAATATCATCGATTTGATTGCCACTGATAAGTCTTCGAGCGAAATCAGTGATGCAATTAAGGATGCACTATATGCAAAATCTTCAGATAAAATAGATGCCATTAAACCAAAAGTAGCAACATCAATGTTTGATGAACCTGCTGTAGAGGTTGAAGATGAGGCAGAAACTGAAACTGAAGTTGATGCAAAATTGGATCAATCTGATGAAGATCAAGAACAAGAACAAGAATCATGAAACTGATTACAGAAGAAATTTCAAGCGTTAAATTTATTACCGAAGGTAAAGGTTCTAAAAAGAAACTTTATATTGAGGGAGTATTTTTGCAAGGAGACATCAAAAACCGTAATGGTAGAATGTATCCAGTAAATACTCTTGATAAAGAGGTTAATAGATACAATGAATCTTTTGTGCAAAAGGGTCGTGCTCTTGGTGAATTGGGACATCCAGAAGGTCCAACCGTAAATCTGGATAGAGTATCTCATAAAATTACATCTCTCGTAAGAGAAGGTAATAATTTTAAAGGTAAGGCACAACTTCTTGAGACACCAATGGGTAAGATTGCAAAATCTCTACTTGGTGAAGGTGTTATGTTAGGAGTTTCTTCTCGTGGTGTTGGGTCACTTAAAGAAGATCATACAGGTACTAAAGTAGTTGGTGAAGATTTTCAGTTAGCAACTGCTGCTGATATCGTCGCTGATCCTTCCGCACCTGATGCATTTGTTAATGGCATCATGGAAGGAAAAGAGTGGGTTTGGGATGGAGGAATTCTTCGTCAAGAGCTTGCTGAAAAAACAAAAAGGTCGATCAACACTTTAGTTGATCAGAGAAGATTGGAAGAACATAAGTTGGATTTATTCAACAATTTTCTTTCAAATCTGTAACCTCTATAAATAAATACAGATTAATTTAAATATATCTAAACAAATGTCCGTTGGTAACGATTTACAAGAAATGGAAAACGCAGTAACAAAAGGAGCTGCTAAAGCTGATCCAATGCAGAAGCTAACCACTGGTGGAACTCCTGCTACTTGGGAAGATTTAGGCGGTCCTACTCCACAAAACTCTAAACCAGATGATGACTCTAATAAGTTATCAACTCCTGGCAAAACTCTCGCTCAAGTGAGAAACGTTGTCAATAAGGGTGCTAAAGCAGCTGAACCTATGAAGGGTCTTAGCACAAAAGATGCTCTTAATTCAGGAGATGAAGTGGAAGTTAAAGATGACCAAGAAATCGTTGCCGAGGATGAAGTAACTACAGATGAAGTAGTTGCTGAAGAAGAAACAACAACTGAAGAAGGAACAGAAGTTGTTGCAGAAGAAGAAACTTCTGAGGAAGAAGTTGTCGCTGAAGATGCAATAGAAGAAGAGAAAATTGATGTCGAAGAAGACCTCAATGCTCTTATTGCTGGCGAAGAACTTTCTGAAGAGTTCCAAAACAAAGCACGGACTATCTTTGAGGCTGCAATCAGAACTAAGGTTGACAACATCAAAGAAGAATTAAAGGTATCTTATGAAGAGAAACTTGTAGAAGAAGTTTCTGAAATTAAGGACGCTTTAACCGAAAGAATTGATTCCTATCTCGAATATGTTGCACAAGAGTGGATCGAAGAGAATACTCTAGCAGTAGAGAATGGACTCAAAACAGAAATGACCGAATCATTCCTCGAAGGAATGAAGGGTCTTTTTGAAGAACATTATGTAACTATCCCTGACGAAAAATATGATGTACTTAATAGTATGGTAGAAAAACTTGATGAAATGGAAAATAAACTCAATGAGCAAATTGATAAAAACGTTTCTCTTAATAAGAGACTCGCAGAATCAACTGCTGATGTAATCTTTGCAGAAGTAACAGAAGGTTTAGCAATCTCTTCTAGAGATAAGCTACAATCTCTTGCTGAAAAGATTGAGTTTGAAAGTGAAGCAGACTATCGTGAGAAACTAGGTACCTTAAGGGAATCTTATTTCCCAGCTAATCCTGGTACTCAAAAGAAAGAACACTCAGAGAATCTATCTGAAGGTGTAGCACCTGCTCCTGAGTCTGGTGTAACAAAAACGATGGAAGCCTACATGGCATCTCTAGGTCGTATTTCTAAAAAGTGATTATTTAAATTATAGTTCAAACTAAAACTTTTTTAAAGAGGTTAAATTCAAATGCAAGCTCCTATTAATCAAGAGCATCTGCAGGAGAAATGGGCACCCCTTCTAGACTACGAAGGTCTTGATCCAATCAAAGATTCACATCGTAGAATGGTAACTGCCGTTCTTCTGGAGAACCAAGAAAATTCAATTAGGGAAGAGAAAGAATTCCTAAATGAAGCCGCTCCTACTAACAGTGTTGGTAATGGTGGTTATACAAGTTCAGGTGGACAAACCGTTGCTGGTTTCGACCCTGTTCTAATAAGTCTTATTCGTCGTTCAATGCCTAACTTGGTCGCTTATGACCTAGCTGGTGTTCAACCAATGAATGGTCCTACAGGACTAATCTTCGCAATGAGAAGTCGCTACGCTGCTCAAGACGGCACCGAAGCACTATTCAATGAAGCAGATACAGCGTTTTCATCACAGAACAATTCTGGAAACCTTTCCAATGGATTCTCTGGTGGATCAGTTGGTTTCGGTACTACTGGTGGTACTGGTCTTACTAACGCTTCTAACCCTGCTGCATTAAACCCACAAGGTTCACAAGGTGCTACTACCTATCCTGTTGGACAAGGTATGCGTACTGATGACGCTGAGAAACTCGGTGACGCTACTGCGAACTCGTTCAACGAGATGGCATTCAGCATCGAGAAAGTAACAGTTACTGCGAAATCTCGTGCGTTAAAGGCTGAGTACTCACTAGAGCTTGCTCAAGACCTTAAGGCAATCCACGGATTGAATGCTGAAGCGGAATTAGCAAATATCCTCTCTACAGAGATTCTTGCTGAAATCAACCGTGAAATCATTCGTACAATCTATAAGGTTGCTGAGTCTGGTGCTCAAACTAACGTTGCAACTGGTGGTGCGTTCGACTTAGACGTTGATAGTAATGGTCGTTGGTCTGTTGAGAAGTTCAAGGGACTTATCTTCCAGATCGAAAGAGATGCCAACGCTATCGCACAAAGAACTCGTCGTGGAAAGGGCAACATCGTCCTCTGCTCTGCTGACGTTGCTTCTGCTCTAACAATGGCTGGTGTTCTAGATTACACACCTGCTCTTAACGCTAATCTTAACGTTGATGACACAGGCAATACATTTGCTGGTGTTCTTGGTGGTAAGTTTAAGGTTTATATCGATCCATATTCTGCAAACGTTGCTGCTGATCAGTACTACGTTGCTGGATATAAGGGTTCTTCACCTTATGACGCTGGATTGTTCTATTGCCCATACGTTCCTCTACAGATGGTTCGTGCAGTTGGTCAGGACACATTCCAACCAAAAATTGGCTTTAAGACTCGTTACGGAGTTGTTGCCAACCCATTCGCTGAAGGAACAACTGTTGGTGCTGGTGCTCTTAGTGCTAATGCTAACCGTTACTACAGACGTGTTAAGGTTCAGAACCTCATGTAAGAAGAAAGGAAATATATCCTTTATTCAAGAGACTCTCCTTCGGGGGGGTCTCTTTTTTTGTCTAAATACACCAGGAGACTTGTGTTAAACTAATGGCATATACCTATCACATTAAGAGAAGTGCTGCACTAGACGACTTTGATGTCTATTATGAAGGTGGAACCTCTTGGTCAGATGACTTCTCACAAAGAAAAAAATATACTGCAAAGGCAACTGCAGATGCTGTTCTAGTAAATACTGATGGAAAGAATGGTGGATTTAATGGTGCTGTTGTAGTGAAGGAAGAGTAATCTAAATACATATAACACTTAATTTAAAAACATGAAACCTTTTACACCTCAAGAATTAAGAGAAGCACAAGAACGTACAAAGAAAATTAGTGATTATCTTATACGTGAAGGATATGCTGAAAACAATGATATGGCAGGAAATATTATTATGGGTATGAGCGAACAATGGTATGAGCAAATTTTGAATGACTAAAAAATTTGATAAATTTATAGAAGAGGCAGCATCCAAACGTTGTCCTCCTGGAAAATATTATTGCTTCGATGAAAAGAAGTGTAAGAAGATTCCTCGTGGTTATCATGTAGGTGGTAGAGGACATCTGGAACAGGATGAGGAAGAAAAAAATGGAAACGGAAATGCTGGTAATAATGCTGTGGACAGTTCTAATGGCAGCAGCAATAGTGGGAGTAGTGGGAACGGTAATGGCTCTAATGGAGGAGGAGAATGACTAATGCATTTGCCAACCAGATAACTAATAGAAATTTTTTATCTCCTGCAGGATTCCAATTTACTATTACAAAGGAACCAAAGGTTTCATTCTTTTGTACTAGTGCAAAGATTCCTGAAATGTTCTTTGAAACTACAGTTCAACCAAATTATCTTAAGGATATTGATGTACCTGGTGAAAAGATTTCTTATGGTGATTTAATATTGAGATTTTTAGTTGATGAGGATTTGAAAAATTATATGGCAATTCACAACTGGATTACTGGTATTGGTTATCCAGAAACAGCACAAGATTTTAAAACAGAAACTACAGATGCATCCAATATAAGAGATATGAATCTCCAGTATAGTGATGGTAGTCTCACAATACTCAATAGCAATTATAGAAGCAATGCTATTGTAAAATTTAAGGATTTATTTCCTACAGGATTGACCTCTTTGGAGTTTGACACTTCAGTAACTGACATACAGTACTTTACAGCAGAGGCAACTTTCAAGTATACTGTGTATAATATACTAGCATCGGATGGTAGAACTCGCTTATGAACCTTGACAAAATTCAGGAGATGTGGGAGCGTGATGCTGTTATTGATCCTGATAATCTACATGATGAATCTTTAAAAATTCCAGTTTTACACTCAAAGTATTATACAATCTATAATACTATTACTTTAATGCGTGAAAAAGCAAGGGATCAATATAGCAAGATAAAATTAGAAAGGTATAATTTCTATACTGGTAAGGCACCAGCAGAGGCATATGTTGAAGAACCATTTCCTTATAAAGTTAGGGAAAAGGATGCAATACAGAGGCACTTAGATGCTGATGAAAGATTAAATCAAATAGATTTAAAGATTAGATATTATGATGCTACTCTAAAATTTTTAGAAGAAATAATAAAAAATGTATCTAATAGAACGTATCAAATTAAAAACGCTATAGAATGGAATAGATTCCAGGCAGGTATGTAATGAATAATAATGTTTTTTGTATGAAACCTTTCACAATCCCATTAGTGCAAATGCACGTTGATGAGGATACTAGTGAATTAAAATCTTGTAAATTATACAGAAAAAGTAATTTACAAGTTGAGAATGAGAATATAAATGATAATCAAGATAATACATATTGGAGAGTTTTAGAAGAATTTCCAACAACAAAATCTGTATTAAATGCTTATGTTAATAAAATATTAAATGAAACAATAGGTTATGATGCAAAGTTTGCTATTACTACTTCATGGATAACTTTAACAACTAAAAATACAAAATCTCAAAGTCATAACCATAAAAATAGTTTTTGGAGTGGTGTATATTATTTTGATGATGATTATGGTAAAAATGCAGGAAGACTTGAGTTTTGCAATCCAATACCCCAATTATCAAGTTTTTTACCTGGAATTAGAGATGGTGAAATTAATTCAGTAACTGCTAATGAAATATACCTTAAACCCAGATCAAAGATGTTAATATTATTTCCTAGTTATGTTTATCATGAAGTAGCACTCCATAGAGAAGATACCAATAGACATTCATTAGCATTTAATATAGTACCAACAGGTTTATATGGAAGTGGAGATTCTTCATGTGATACAAGTTGGATTAACTAAATAATTTTTTAAAACTGTGAGGGAAGGAGTCGAACCTTCAAGTCCCGCCAGGAACATCAGTTAAACAGACTGACACGTTTACCAATTTCGTCACCTCACAAAGAATCCCTAATCAGGGATTGCTTGCATGATACGTGTTACACCGATTCCTCCTCCACTTCT